AGCCGTAGCCGTCGCCGTAGCCGTCGCCGTCGCCGTAGCCGTCGCCGTAGCCGTCGCCGTAGCCGTGCTTTCCATGATCCGGCCAAGGATACGGCCTTTGCGATGGACGGACCAGCATCATTCGCAAACCAGTCGTTTCTTCGCCGCGTTCTTCAAGCCAGTCGCACCAGACCAATCCGGTAGCAACATCGGCGTCAGCGGGCATTAGGAATCGCTCAGCCATTTCTTCCACGCTTTCATATTGCAAGGAATGCGGCGGTAAGTCGCATGCTTGCTGATCTCAGTCCCGTCAGGCTCGCGATCAATCTTGGTTTCCGTTCGAGGGCCTTCCCTCGCCAGCTGCCCCAGTCCTTCAGTAGTCCCCCAATTGCGCACAACCCCGCAACTGGTCAGATTCCAGAACAGAAAATTGTCACTATTCTGTTGCGGCATGCCGACAAGGACAAACCCCCGCTCCATCACGAAAATGTACAGCTGCTCTGTCATGGTATTCTCCAAAAAAGGGCGCCGTCCCTGGCGCCCCGTCGGAAGGGTTTCTCGTTAGCGAACCTTCGCAACCGCCTGAACGTAAGCGGCCTGCTTCAACTCGTCCAATCAACACCCATCTGCCAATAGCGGCACATTCCTAATGTCAGCAACGAATTGACGTATTACTTCCTGAGAATGCGTCAGTTTGGCATAGTTGATCGCTACACAAACCAACTGGACATTGTCAACAGTATACGCTTTGGACGATTCGATACGATCAACCGATGCTGAATAAGGAGTTCGTGTTTTCGTTCTCATGAGGATTCCGGTTATGGCGCAACGCCCTTGTTGCTTTTCCCATATTTCGACCAATTCCGTCACGGTGACAGTTATTTCAATTGGCCTGATCCGCTGCTTGTTCACTCGCGCCAAACCATCCATGATGTGTTTGAGCCAATGGCGGGGTGATTGTTCCTGCGGCTTGATGCCAGCGGCCCGCATAGCATCTTGCCGAGCCTTCACTCTCGCCTTGACGGCTTCGCGGAACGTTGCATCAGTACGGTATTGTTCATTCTGCTTTTGAAGCGTCTTCGGCCGATGCCGAATATTGATGCACTGCTGGCATCGCGAATTATGCCACTTCGCAGGTTGTCCGCAAGCACACAACTTGCCGTCATCCCTAGTCCGCGCCATCTTATTTCCCCCAAATGGTCTGGGGAAAACCCCCAGACCATGTCTCAATTGCTGCTACCGCGTCGTCGCCAACGCCATCTGATACGCGGTCTGCTTCACGTCGTCGTTGTCCCCGCTGACGTTGCTCTCCAGCCGACGACTGGCACGAATGTCTTCGGCGCCTTTGAACCTGCCGCCCAGCTTCCCATGATCGACCGATTCCGTGACAGCCTGCAACGCAGCCCACGCCGTCCCCTTCGGCTCGCAGCGGTCCGACTCGTACCTCTCCAAAATGTCATCGAGAACTGCGGAACGGTGCTTGATCTGACGGGCGAAGCTCTTGGCCTCCAGCGCCCGCTGAGCCTCAGTCACCTGAAGGACTGCGGCCAGAACGTCCGCACCCTTCAGCGCATCGGCCCCGGTGATGTCGAGGACAGCATCCAGCACATCCGCCGCGTAATGCTGCGGATTGACAGACTGCTGACGGAAGAGGGCTTCGGCCTCTTCCTTGTAGGCGTCGAATCCCTGGACGGCCAACCCGAGAGCGTTCTGAGCGTCGGCCATGCTGTTGCGCAAGTTGCCGTCATGACGGATGCGAATGCCCTTCCAACGATCAGACAGGGACCGGCGAAGGGTGTTCCGGCACCCCACGCGCTCGTTCGTTGGGTAGCAGTAGGCGCAGCCGCTGCCGTCGTGCGGGTTCGTGAATAGGGTATACGCCTCGTTGCGATCCTTGCCGTTGAGCGTGAACGACTGTTGCGGCAGGTTGACCAGCAAAAAGATTTTCTCACCGCGGTACAGGCTGCCGACCGCTTCGTAGCGGGCGCCACGCTCGCTCAGAACACCGTCCACGTACCGGAAGGCGTCGACGTTCTGAATGGGCTGGTAGATGCGCCCGACGTTGTCGCACAGGACGATCTTGGTATCACCGCGGCGCAGATAGAACCGCGATTCCGACGCGATCATGGTTCCGTCGGGGCCTTCCGGAGAGAAGTACGGCAGCTTCTCCACCGGCCAGTTCAGACCGCCCTGAACGATGCCCGTCTCGCTGTCAAACACATCGGACAGCACAACACCTAGATCGTGCCAGCCGCCCCGGTTGGCAAATGCGACGTTGACACGGCCGTTGCTGACATCCAGACCTGCCCGCTGAATGGCCCGCCTCTTCAGGTCTTGCAGGACGGCCGCACGGGCTTCGGGCGTGTTCGCTGCCCGAATGCGGGCCATCGCCTCCTCACGGGTGATCCCGTATTCTGAGGTGTCCCAACCACCGCCCCCGTTCGGATTGGGCAGACCGCTGCGGGAAGCAACGCCGTTGGTGACGTCGTCCGGGTTGACCTTGATCTGATTCGGGTCATGCTGTTCGCTGATGATGCGAACGCGGTTCTCAGTTGCGGAAATGACGCTGTCCAGAATGCTGCTCATCGAAACCCCTCCGGTTGGAAGCTGCCCGCCAACACCAGGCGGGCATGAATAGTATTCCCCTGCTCTGTTCCGAATTGTTGCTCGATCAGCGGGCAATGCGGCGGTCACAATCCCGCCGTTGCCCGCGCTGACGATTCTGACTGCCAATGTAGTCATCGCGACGGTACGGCAGCGCCTGATAGACCCAGCGAAAGCCCTGTCCCGGCAGCAAACCCGGCTCCAAATCGTTCGCAGCGGCGGCAATGGCTTCCGCTTCCGCTTTCGTCTTGCACCGCGTCAACAACGCGGCCGTGGCGCTGGTGATGCCGTCGCCGATGGCCGCGCTGCTCATCCACTGTTCAGAACCAACGATAGCCACCGCCCAACGACCTGACGACAAGTTCCGCCGCAACCGCGCGTGGAATTCGCGATGCAGTTCGACACGGCTAGCGTCATCCCAGCAGATGTAGGAGTAGCGGCTGCTCAGGTACTCAATTGCTACGGTTTCGGTCGTATTAGTCATCTCATTCTCCTGTCAGGTTTCCTTCTTCCGAACAAATCCCCGCGCCGGTTTGGACCCGGTTACTCTGTCGCGGGGCAGTGCTGATCCTACTCCCAATACGTTCCGCCCAAAGCCCCCTTGACCTTTACCAGCCCGCAGGACCGCATGGCCGCATCCCGCACCCGCCGCTTGGCCCGTTGACGTGCCTTGACTGCGAGATTCTCCTGATTGACAACGACCTCTTCGCAATACGCACAGCGGCTTTCCCCATCCTTCGTGCCGTCGATGTCCGCACCACAAGTCTCGCAAACCTTCATCGTCGTTCTCCTGTCTTGCGTTTCCCGTTCATCCATCCAACACCTTAATCTTACCGTCAGGTAAGATTAAAGCAATAGCACTTTCACCTTTTTTCTGAAATAATTTACCCCCTTACGCAGCAAGGACTTACGGAAACGAAAAACCCCGGTAGCCTGGAGGGCAGCTACCGGGGTCGAATGGCGCCGCCCGAGAGCGGACGTCCGTTGCAAGCAAAAACGGTTCGGCGGGTTGTCCCAGCATCGGGCGACGCTCAACGCAAGCGGCGCCACCTCCCCGCCGAACCGTAGCTCAGGGCGCCTTACCGCATTCGTACAGATGGGCCAGGAACAACGCCACGATGGCCCACAGCAGCGGCCAGCGGGTGAACCAGCCCCCTAACGTCTCGCAGAAGGTGACGCGGTAGCCGAAGGTATCGGGGAAGGCGGCAACCATGATGTTCCATACCAGCGGTTGTGCGATCCAGACCAGAGCGAACACATGAGCCCAACGTTGTCCGGCGTCCATCACCGTCTCCATGAAAACATCAATTCGCCGTTGGGGTCGTTGCGGACCCCGTGCGCAAAGTTGCCCCAACGGCGAATGATGAGGGGAACCGGGGCAGGCAAATGGCTCATCGCCAAGCCATCCCACCGCCCGCCCCGGTTGGCTCAATAATGCGGCGGCTGCGCAATCATGCCAGCAACAACTGCAACATCATGAACAGGACGTCCAGCACCTCCCGCCAGGGGAATGCGGCTGGATCAGGAACAGGTGCGAAAGAACGGCCGTTCGCAACCAACAGCGTTTGACACATGGCTGCGATATCAGCGGGAACAGTAACGACCGTACAAGGGGCCTGATCGGTGGGAAACAATAAAGACAGGATGAAACATTCCACCGTACAGGCGGCTGCGACAACCGTAGGCGATTGCACGACCTGCCCGTTCATCCTCGCCAGCACCGTTGGCAGTGCAGCACGGACCTGTTCCAACGTGGGTGGCGGATAGCTGGTGAGGGGATTGGTCACGTCGTATACTCCACCACGCCCCGCTCATGCAACAGCCGTAAGATATCGGCCTCATGTGCGGTATGAAATGATTCGACCATCGTGGCGGCCTGCATGGCGAAACTGTGCGATGCAGACAGTTCCCGCAGGACCGCCAGATAGCCGTCTAGCACCTTCTGCAAGGCCGGTTGCGTGATAAGAATGGCCATATCCTACCCCAGACCGTTCAGGATCGCTTCAAGCGCCTTCAGAACGATGGCAAGCCACGTCTTCCAGTTGATCGACGCCAGCGTCTTCGGTCCCGCGGCTTCCATCAGCACTGGGGCGCCACCCGCTGCCAGCACATCATGACATAGGTCGACGCAGTCTTGCGGGCAGGACGCTTCGGCGAAGAACGGCCCCTTGTCCGGCGGGAAGGCCATCCCCAATCCGAACAGAGCTGCTGTCGAGAGGCAGTGAACCTTGGTTGCAGTAGAGTAATCAGTCCCGCTGCCCTTGATGATCGACAACACGACTGGCAGCGCCGACGTGACATCGGCGAAGGTTGGGGAAGCGAAAGTACAGGGATCGGGCAATGACATGGTCGTCTCCTTGGTAGGGGCGAAGATTCTTCGATGTTTCGTTGACATCAATCGGGCTCGTGCGTCATCGGTGGTGGCGATGCAGGGGCAATGCCCAGCCGGGTAGTATGGCCCACTACCTCCTGACACATCTGAGCGACGTGCGACAACCGCTCCTGATTCGGCTCAGACAATTCGCCCTTGTTCTGTGCCTTCCCCAACAGGCCCAGCAGCAGCTGTAGGAACATAATCACCATCTTCAGAATGACAGCCCAGCCCATAGGAAGCTCCTCTTGGTGGAAACGGTTGCGTTGAATCTACAATCACGCACTCGTCTGCTTTTTCTTCTGAAACAGTAGGACAATCCGGCTGGTAGACGTACCAGCCCGGCATGATTTGACGCAGCATGTTACTCTTCCGGCATTTCGTGTCCATCACGAAAAATATCAGGCTTGCAGGGGTAATGATGGATGCCATCCGGTTCTGTAACAACGAAATCACCGGGCGCCAAGTAAGCCCGCTGACCATGAATAGTGATGACGTAGGCACCATGCTCATCGCCTGTACCGTTGGAAAAGACTCCTTCGACATACTTGCCGGGGAACCATTGCGTTGCCTCGTCGATCTTGGGCTTCTTGCGGTACTTGGCCATCACTCCCCCGATCCGAGCAGGCAGTACAGTGCCACCAGCAGCACCGCGAAGGCGACGAGGCCCAGCACGTCCACCCAGGTCGGATTCTCGGCGTCGATCTCCTCCTGGGTCAGCCCAAGCAGCCTGTAGTACGTTCTCACGGCCGCACTTCCCCCGACGGAATGCCAAAATCCAAGCCTGCAATCCATTCAACCCGTTCGCTTGTCCGTGTTTAACACAGCCGACGGCTTGCGGGATTTCCCGCCGAGAGCCCTGTTCAGCATGGCCAGCACCTTCCTGGCTGATTCTCTCGCGGCGTTCATCTTTTTGGCAAACACAGCCTACTCCTCGCGGCTCACGGCCGCATTTCGGGTCAGTGTCAGCAGCCCGACGCTCGGACTGCGCGGATTGACACCGTACTGATCGGCACCACAACCGGCGCAGGGGCCTCGCTGCGGAACCTCGACACCGGGAAGCAGTTCGCGCAGTCGCACGACGACGACGGGCAGCGGCAATTCCGCGTGCTGCTGCAACCGCAGTCCGTCCGGCGTGGTGGCGAATTCCGAAGTTCCGGAATTCCGGAACTTGTCGATGGCTTCGTCGTCTGTGTCACCTTTGACTTGATGCCTGATGCGCACACGTCCGCAGCCAGCACCTCGCCGGTGCGTCTGAGCCCGCCATAAACGAGGTCGGGGACGGAGCAGACGACGCGTGGCACCTTGCTGCCGTCGAAGCTGTCGAGGTCCACATGGACCACGTCCGGCGTCTGGTTGCGCGTGAGGGTGCAATGGACCCCCACCCACACGCAGAGGGGCTTGCCGGCGGCGACGGCCTCGCGGTAGGCGGCGGGGTAGGTCAGGGCAACCGGCTCAGCAGGCTTCGGTGCCGGCGTTCCGAACGTCAGGGTTAACGCAAGAGCTACTTGTGGAGACATCGGAGCCCCCTTTCATACCCAGAGGTCAGGATTCAGGTAGTGGATCGGGTCGGGCAACGGCGGGGGCGTTCCACCGCCCAGCACGTCCAGATCGTTCTTCAGGGAACCGGCGTCGATGCCGTTCGGTGCCAGGTTGTCCTTCCCGTACCAATCCGGCGACAACTCGGCGTAGCATTCCTCGACCCAGCTGCGTACGAGAAATTGCGGCCACGGGATGAGAGCGATGCCGCCCCAGGTAGCCACTGCAACGCCGTCCTCATTGAAGGGCTTACCGTTGGCGTCCTTCAGATCGGGACCGTAACCGACGACGCAGACATCGTGCCCGCCCACCGATCCGCTGGAAGGCCCCCAGACGCAGTTCGTGCAGGTCCAGCCATGCGGCAGATTGATGCCGAGCGTCAGACTGCCGAGCAGGTAGATAGCCGTCTGCACGAGCAGTTTGTTCGTGTGGTTCACCTCGACGTAACCGTCGATCTTGTGCCCCCACAACCCACTCTGCTTGAACACGTCGAGAACCGCGGTGATGTTGCAACCGTTGTCGCCCGGCCCGCAAATACTGTGGTAGGAGGACACTACCTGATTGTCCGAGACCTCGACGGCCTGATCGCTGTCATTGCCGGTCCAGATGCCAATTTGGTGTGCCTTGCCGGCGATCACGCAATCGCCGTACTGATCGTTCGCGTACTTCCGCTTGACAGTAGCCATTGCCTTTGCCGACAGGTCCACTGTAACGGGCGGACTGGCCATCGTCAGGTCGGCGTAGGCTTCCAGCTTCGGGATGATACGTTGCGTACCATCACTGGCGACAAGCATCTTGAAGCGGGGCGTGTCGGCCTGGGCGTAAGGGCGAATGCGCCCCATACGGACCTGCTGGCCATCGCAAAGCGTGATGATGTCACTCACGGCTTCACCACCTTCATCTTACTGACTCTGGACCGCCCATTAATATTCTGCCAGAGAGTCATTGTCCCCACTCCCAAGGATCGTGCTATGGTCTCGTAAGATTCGCCAGCAACATGTCTTTGACGCGACTCTTCAATTTGTTGCTGCGTTAATCGACGAACGGAATCGAAGAGCCCCGTTGTCAGAGACTTGGAAACGCTCCATCCTAACTTGTTAATCCTGTTTGCAATGGTTGATCTTTCAAGACCTGTTACTTCTGACCATTCAGCAAGTGTCAACGACTGCCCATTGTGAGTAAGAATGCGATTGTCTCGACGATTTCTGTTTTGTTCCTTTGCTGTAGCCCATCGACAATTACTAGGCTCATAGTTTCCGTCAATGTTCGGAAACCGATCCAGCGAATACAACGAAGACGGACACACCCCCATGTCTTTCAAGAACGCATCAAAATTCAGCCATCCATCGCATACGGTTATGCCGCGACCACCGTACCTCTGATAACTGCTACTAGATGGATCGAAACACCGTTGCAGCATCCCGCACCAAATTCTATGTTCCGGGGTATTGGTTTTACCATGCTGCCCAAGTGTAACTTGTACTGGATAGCAATTCCTTCTGATCGCACAGCCACATGATGGGCTGCGCCGACTCTTCAAATGATGAGCCAGCACAGCTTTTTCACGTCCGCACCGACACCGACACCACCATCGAGTATGGCCTCCACCCTTGCTGTACAACCGAACGACTTCCAGTCTTCCGAAGACGGCCCCAGTCAAATCTTGAAATCCTACACCATGCCCCATGTACTTTACTCCCCGCATAGCACAAGCTGCGTTACTTCACCACTTTTGCAAGAGCCCTTGCGATTTCGGCGTAGGTCGTCGCGGCCGTGATCCACAGGGCTTCCGTCATCGGTTGATCTTCCTTGGGGAATCTGGCTGCGACGTAGTTGCTCATCGTCTTCCGCAGCACCGGCAGCCCGCCCTTGCCGGCCACTCGGTCATCGGCTTCATGAATCTTCGCCTGAAGTTGGCTGAGCGTCTGGATACTGCCCGATTCCTTTGCGGCTGCGATGATGGCCTCAAGCAGTTCGGCCAGCGGCCCGATCTTCGCGGCCTTTGCCGGATCAGTGTCGAGAGCGTAGGCAGCCTGAAACGACAGCGTCAACGGATCGGGCGTCGGCGGCGGTTCGGGTGGCTTCGGTCCAGGGCCGGGTGGCGGTTGCGGTCCGACGCCGCTGTCCACGTCCAGCGTAACCTTCATCCATTCCGACTTGTCCTTGTAGCCGCGCGGGATAATAACGACCTGACACTGCCCCACGCCGTTCGCCTTCAGTGCGTACAGGAATGGATAGGTGAAGGTGCGATCTTCGTAATCACCAGTACCACCGGCGAAAATCGCGGTCCAATCACGTGGCCCCTTCTTCTCTTCAATCACAAGCAGAGTATCAGGGAACGCCACCACATCGCATGCCGCCTTGCATGCAATGACGTAGCGCATGCCCTTGCCCAACTTCGTGGCGACTCCAGGGGTAGGCTGCGGTGCGGGAGGTGCGATAGGAAGCAGAATGATCGGTTCGACCGGCGGATCAGCCGCATACGTTGTTGCCGCCAGAATCAGCAGCAAGGCCACTGCACCAAATCTACGCATGAATCCCTCCAGATAGAAACGGTGGGGAGGGGTAAATGGGGTGGAACCCCCTCCCCACCTTACGAACGAACGCTTACGGCTGCTCCGTGGGCGTCCCCGGCACCACTGTCACCGTAACAGCCTGGCCGCCGACAACCTGCACCTCCAACGTGCCCAGCAGCGGGGTAACGCCCACGCCCAGATCAGCGTCTGCCTTGAACGTGACCGTAGCCGTACCCAACGGACCAACCGCCGCGGCGACGCAGGTCAGCCCGTCCGCGGCCGGCGTCAATGCCAATACCTCGGTATTGTCGACCAGCCATTCCGGGACGCCATCCACCTTGGCGTCATTGCCCTTCTTGTCCACGACCTTGACGGACAGGGAAACAGACTGCGAATCGATGAGTTGAAACGCCATGAGTAATTCTCCAGTAGTAGGCCAGCCCTGATATTGCGGTGTTGGCGAAACAGGACCGTTCTGTTCTTTCACCGCACTCAGGACTGGAATGAGACGAAACGACCGCCGCGGGGGCGGACAGTCGAACAGAGCCGACAGGTAATTGCAGATGGGTCGGAACATCAGAGGCCCGCTAGAAATTCAAGGGCCAGAACCGCCACAACGACGATCAGGACCACGAACAGGATTTTGATGAACCACTCAGGAATTATGTAGCCCATCGCCTTGACGGCGATCAGGACGATGGCCACGAGCCCAGCGATAATCAGCAGCCACTTGAGCGTGCCCAGAATGCTGCTGCCGCTGCTCGTGTGGACGATGATATCGGCGATCATGGCCGGCCTCCGTTCGTCTGCTGCGCATCCACCCTTGTCTGTCTCGCGTCGTGTTCCCGCAGCTTCGTTTCCGCCTCTGTTGCCAACGCTGCGTCGGTAGCATGGCCCGTCATATTAGCCACACGCCGGGCCAACGTCGCTGCTGCCGAGAGCGCCAGATGCATTTCATTGTTGACCAGCCCGTGAACAATGTTGACAACCCTCAACGTTTGAGCACGTACAACGGCAGCCTCTTCCGCTTTTGTGACTGCTGCTTCGGTTGTTTCTACCAATGCATCCTTTACAGCCTCAACTGCTTCAGTCGCTTTCTGAACCTTGCTAGCGACAGATGCCGTTGTTGCCTGCAAAACTGTCTTGACCTCTTCTGCCTTCCTGGCTGCTACCGTTGCAATTTCTGAGGCCGTTGCAGCTACAGCAGCTACCTTGGCCGCTGCATCATTGGCACGTTGACGGTCGAATATTTCCTTGACAATGGTTCCAGCAAGAACGATGACAGCCAACCAGACCGCGTCTGAAATTTCGGCAAACAACATTGGTTGCCCCCGCCGATACAAACTGGTCCTCACTTTGTCACAGTCGCCTGCACCTCTTCCACACTAGCCGCCACCTTCTCCAACCCAGAAACGAGATGCTGCGTCTGCTTGACCGTATCATTCCGAATGGCCGTCATATCTACGTCGCGCTGCACAGCAGCCTCGTCCGCCTTATCAACCACGGCCTTGACCACTGCTGCTGCCGCACGACGTGCCCGCCAAGCATCGAGCACATCTTTGACCACCATTGCCACAATGCCGATGATGGCCAACCAGACCGTATCCGAGATTTCGGCAAACAACATTGGTTGCCACTCCACTGTACCTATCTCTCGGTGATTAGCCGCCCTGACATGCCGTCAATGCGGCTTGTGCCGCCGTCAGTGCCACGATGGCCGCACCATATGCCGCCAGTACCGCCGTCTCGGTCGCTTCCGCTGCTGTGACCGCTGCACTGGCCACGACCAATGACTCAGCCAGTTGATCCACCGATGCCTGAGCTGCGTTGACCGCACTCTGTTCAGCTTCGCAGGCCACGTCATTCCCCCTTGAGCTTCTTGTTGAGTTCCTGCGCCAGTCGCAGGTTCTCGGCGTTCAACCGTATGATCTCGGCCTGCTGCTTGATCGCCCGATCACGCGATTGTTCGAGCGTTGCCGCCGTACTTTCCTGTCGAACGGTTTCTTCGTGTCGCTTCCAGTCGATCTCCCGTTGCTTGTCAAGAACCGCCTCCAGCCTCGGCAAGATCACGAAGCCCAGCAGCAACATGCCCCCAAGCAATACCACTACTTCGGCGTAGTAGAGGACGGAGGCTTTTGCTCCACGGACGTTACTGGCGGGTGCTGGTGTTCTTTCGGTCGCAGGGGCGCTGGGCGATCCGTCCGCGACGAGGGACGGTACGGACCCATTAAATGTTCCTCCAGTCGCGTACATTGGTTGATGATCCTTTCCACCTGAACATGCAGTCCTTCGACCATATCACGCAAATCTCGAAGCCGGCACACTTCAGAATCGAACTTGTCGAAAGATTTGACACCGCGAAGGACGAGTTGGTCGCGGATAGGGAGAACGAAATCACGCCATACGGCGCGTGTCGTGTAGATTACCCCCAGCACGACAAGAAAGGTCGTGACGGCTGGCCACCCCTGCTTGTCGAGAAATTGCAGCCAGTCCATCTAGCACCCCCGTTCCCCGATTCCGTATTACCTAGCCTAACGGATGGGACGGGTTTTCGTCTAGGGAAAGCGGGATTCAGCCCCCACCGTCCGAACGTCGCAGCACATAGTACAACGGAGCAATGCGTGGATCACCGTAGCGAGTGACCAATTCCTGATTGATGCGCCGTACCACCGCTTCAGCCCGCCCACGTGTCCGACAGGAAGAAACCAGCCGGTCTTCATCACGTAACATATCGGCGACGTAAATCAGGTAGGGGTCGCTTTTGCGGGGCGGCTTCATCAGACCGCCCCCTCTAGACAATCGCATGCCATGTTGTCCGCGTAGCGATTGCAGCACCCCGATCGAGTATTCCGCGCCCGCAACACTTCAGCCTTTGTCCGCTGCGGCCGCACATAGTGCAAACTGCCGTCTGACCACAGCTCGTATACGTCTCCACTCACTTCCGTGCGGGCGCCCACTGGCGCAGCTTCGGGGAAGGGCAACAGCGCCCCATCGCCGCTGCCCCCCACCAGCAGCACCATGCGGTCGGTGTCTTCGTTCGGCTTCTTCTTGTTGCGAAACTCGGCGCGGGCCTTTTCGATTTCGGTGGCGTGCTGCGTGATGGGATCAGGATAGGCTGGCAGGATGACAGGCTGGGCATTGACACCCATCATACTGCCCGCAGTCGCAGCCTTGAGGGCAATCCGCAGCATCCGTGCGTAGGATCGCAATTGCAGAGATTCGTTGCTGTGCGGCGGACTGCCCGCAACTTCTTCCATGTCCTCAACAATGGCCTGGATGGCGTCGTGCAGACTCATGGTTTGTTCTCCTTCATCTGGAACAAGGCTAGTACCCAATCCGGGCACGAGCCGCGTGCGAACACTACTGCCCCAATCACATCCCCCTTGATTTTCGCCCGCCATTCTTCCATGCTGGCGCCGGTTGTCAGCACATCATCGACCAGCAGCGTCGGTAGCGTTTTCCCTTCAGCCAGTTCAGAAATGGTAACGCCCCTGTGCATTTCCTTGGCTAATTGCAATCCGCCAGTCGGTATTCCAACGACCCCGCCATACTTCGGCAGCAACGAACGTAACAGGCTTGCTACTGCGCACCAGTCTTCATCCATCAACCAGTTGCAATCGATCTTGAATGTCGAACGCCCGCCGCTGTGCAGGTGAAAATCCCCATGCTCAAACAAACTCATGTCTTGTTCTCCTGCAACAGAGCGTCCAAAGCAATCAGCAGCCGCCGTCCCCGCGCATGCCGGCTGCAAGGTGCCCGCAGAGCAGGATCAACGCTGTAGCGGCTGTCTGGACATGCCAAAGCACCACAGCGGATTTCCTGCGCATCCAGAATCTGTGCCCGCAGTTCTATCAGCATCGCCCGTTCTACTGTGATGGTTTCATTCATGGCATCGCTCCGAAATCAGGATGACGGGCATCGCAATGGCCGCAGCCCAGATCGCTGAAATCCTCGTACTCCTTGCCACAATGAGGGCATGTGGCAATGTCTTCGTCGGGGAAACCGCTGTATTCGCATGCAACGGCTACTGCACAACAGCCATCACAGCGTCCCTGACCGACAGGACAATCACATTCCTTGCACCAATCACAATCGTTGTCATCCATCGGTCTTCTCCTCATCAACGAATCGACAGCAATGAATCTTGCCGTCAATGACCTGTACATGGTCCAGTTTCCCATCAATCTCCATCGGGTAGTCGCCGTCCGGTACAGCCGTTGGCAGGCCCTCGTTGTTCGGCGGGAAACCGTAGCGGCTCACCAGTTGCTTCTGAATTTCCCGAATGTAATCGGTCATCCACATTGTTGAACTCCTTCCCAAAAACATCCTCAGCATAGTATCGCACTGCCGCACAGGCTCGGCATGTACCCTGCCCCCACGGCATATGACATTTGACGCAGAGGTCTTTGTAGCCGCCCTTCATGACCGTCCCCTGCTAACATCTTTCTCAGTACGATACGCCTTCATGAATTCTCGTGCGGCCTGATTCCATAGCTGATCGACCCGCTGCTTCGACACCCCCAGTATCAGCCCTACCTCTTCGCCCTTCCAGATGCACGGCAGAGGACTGATGCCAAACCGCAGCATCAGCAACAAACGCAGACGCGGACGCAATCGTTGCAAGGCACGCAACACTTCCTGACGCTCATCCTGTTCCATGTAATGCCGTACTGGCGCCAGCGGCTCCCAGGCATCGCCATCATCGAAAAGCCCTACCGGAAATTGCTGCACATGATAGGCCCGCACTACCTCGTCCTTGTGATCGACGCACTTGTTGCTGCCGTTCAGGTACTGTGCAGGAATGCCGATCAACCGTGCGTCCGATGCACCCCGTTGCAAATGCGAATACATCGCACGGTAGGCATAGGTAGAAAACCGAAAGCCCTGACGCGCATCGAACAATTCCGCCGCATGCAACAGCCCCATCAGACAATGCTGCACGCAATCCTCATACGAACCTACCCGCTTACCAACAGGCCGCTTCCAGTAACAGGCCGCAAATTTGTAGGCTAGTAGAACATGCTCATTGAACAATGCGTTGCGTTCCGCCTGCGACCGTTGCCGCGGGAACAACGGGCGGCCCTTGCGCACGCTCACAATCTTGCTGCGGAATTCCTTCTCGGCTTCCTGTTCAGTCATTCAACGGCCCCCACATGATCCATCTGCAAATCCTGCTGCCGCCAGTACGCATTCAGTATCGCCGCAGACAGCTTCTCACGGGCGCTATTGTTGATGGGGTGGAAGATGTCCGCATGGTTGTCACGCGACGGGCGGTTGCTGACCTCCAAAGTACAACCGCAGTAGCCGCAGTAATTGTTCTGTACGGCGTTCTTGCGGCCGCATTTGAAACAACGACGTGTTACCTTGCGCGACGGCATGCACACAATCGGCCCGTAGTCACCGCTGATGATCTTCAGTTCGTGCAGGACGAAATCATCACCGAACACCACCGAACAGTAGCCCAGTATGCGAGGATCGTCCTGCTGCCCAGCCAACACAATTTCCACTTCGGTCACGTTCATGGATGCTCCTACATCACCAATGCCCTACAAGTTTTCGCCATATCCGCCACGTGCTTGATCGGCGCTGCCGTTACCTTTGCTTCTTCATTCGGCCGATGGATCGTTTCCAAAGGATATCGCATGATCTCACAGAATGCCACTGCCAACGAAAGGGCGCGGCCGTCCCCATCATCGCAGAACACCACAACCTCCGGCGGGATATCGCGACGTTTGGACAGAAAACCCCACAGCTTGCGGCCGTCATCACGCGACATGATGAGTTTATCCGCAGGCAAGTTCCACGGCGGGATGGGCTCAGCCCAACGGTCCTGATAATCGACCGGATCAATGGCAGCGAACGTCAGCGTTACATGACCCAACAGATTCGGTAAAGCATGAGGGGGCGGAGCTTCGGCCAACAAGGCCGCCGCGGGGTTGCGAACAAGTGCGGACTGCCCCACCCCCCCATTCACTTCAACCGACACTCCTGACAATCGCACGCCTGTGGATGCGGCCGCCGAAGCCTCATTGCACATCACCTCCTCGACTGCGGGCGAAGGATCGACGACATGAACCAACATGCACTGCTGCTCTATCAATGTAACCGCCAGTTCATCCTCAGTGCAGACGATGACGCCCAGCTCATTTTTCTTGCGATTGCGGTAGGGGAGAGTCCGCATGGCAGGGCCATTGCGAATCTGATTAGCCAACCAAGTGCTGCCGGCACTGGAAGAATCTACCTGATCCTTCAAAGCGGCTCCGACAGGAAAGGCCAAATGCTCTGCGATGTAATCATTGATGTCCCACGTCGCCTTGCCCTGCCCTTCCCTTTCGCCGTTGTCTACTAACCAAACGTTACCAGCAGCCAACTGCGAAGCCCACGGATCGGCGCGGATTTCCTTCTTGCCAGTAGGATGCTCAAAAATAACGCGAAAGCCATGCAACTTGCGGGCCAGCGCCAAATTGGCATCCCCGGACGTACTGCCCCCTTCATTCTCAACCAGTATGATGGGCTCATACTTGGGGCCATAGCGAATGCGGTCGCGCAATGCCGTAGCCAAAATCATGGCGTTGCGCTGATCGGGCGCCCAATGACCCTTGACGACATCCTCAACATACAACGCCTTGACCTCGTCCATACCTAACAACGTCCCAGCTGTCGCACAGCCGCCGCTTTCCGTCTGAGCGCGATCCCAAGAACGAACCCGTCTGCATTTGTAAGGAGCCGCCTTGATTCTCTTGGAAAACCAGTCTTCATGGAACATTCCACCACTGCGGGCATACGGACGCTGAAGAAATTGCGTGCTGTAGTACAGCTCGCCGCGAGAATGAAAATCCCGCAATACCTGCGGACCCAACCGTATCGGGTCCATCAGACCTTCGATGTAACGGCGGGCCAGTTCCTTTGGCTCCACGCCCGTATCGGCGAACGCCCCATCATCGCCCTTCACCAATTCAGCAGGCAAACAAACTTGACGAACGGGAGACGCCCCCTCGCGTGCTGCTCCCTTCAGCATCACATCTGAAGGATCGCCCAATCCCAATCGTTGCATAACCAAGAATGTCACGGACACCAACTTATCCACTTTGCGGGACGGAATTACCTCGTCCACGAACTTCTTCGCTGTCTCCAGTTCAGCAACAGACAACACCTTCTTCGGGTCAATCGGATCATCCACAATGATGGCATGTGCATGAAAGCCCATCGGCGACACACCAGATACGGTGCAGACCTTCCGCTCCCCACCATGCGAATTGCGATAATGCCCCTTGCTGTCCGTATCTTCGCGAATGTCGATGTCAGGAAACCATGCCCGATACTTTTCACTGCGGACAACATCGCGGCTTTTGGCGGCCAGATCCAACGCCAAATCCGAAGTATGACTGGCGGTCAAAATGCGGGCATGGGGCATCCGCGTCCATAACCAAGCAGGGAACAAAATGGAACAGATGGACGACTTGGACGTGCCGGGGCTGATGTTGAAAACGGTATCATGTTCTTTGGGCAGTCCGGCGATCAGCCGCTCAGCAACGGTCTGCAACTCATCGCATAGCACATCCATGTGCCAGTTCCATATCAATTTGCCAGCACCGGGTATCTCGGACCAAAATTCTCGGACGAACTCAGACAGACGATCCTGGCAAATGAGCGGATGATACTCAGCGGGATCGTCCGGTACGACCGCAATGCCATTCTCCAGTTCCAGCGTGAGCGTCATTGCCCTTTCCTCAGCAAACGTTCCGGCACCAGCAACGCAGCACGGCAGATGGCCAGCGGTGCGGTATCCGCTACCCCTTGTGCGCTAGTACCACCGTCAGGCAAACCGAAATATGCTGCCCACGGATACAGCTCGCTTTCATTGCGCCAGTCTTCGAGAACCAAACCGCAGCCATATGATGACATCGCCTCAACAACGCTGAATGCCAGAGCAACATCAGTGCTGTACTTGGGCGGCCACAGAAACCGCGTAGCTGCGCCAATTGGCTCCGTTCCATCCGCGGGCGTTGTCATCCATGCCAACTGCTCGTCGGGTGGATACAATACACGTACTCTCGCCAGAGGGATATACCACCAGCGCCAGCCCAGCACCTTTTCAGCGATCAGCAAATCAAGGTCGCGCCCAGCGGATAGCTTTTGCACTTGCTCTTGGGTCAGTTCTGTCCCGCTCATTCGTTCCGCTCCTTCTCCTCTTCTGCGATACTGCCCATCCTCATCCCACCCGCCTTCGCAAGCGCGATTGCCCAGATGAATCGGTCGGTCTTTAGTTCCGTGTCGAAAGTGACGCGACCGCTTCTTTTGTTCCGCGTGTACTCGACATAGCACCCACCGCACCACGAATAGGTCGTGACCGCAACGTTCAGAAAGCCGCAGAAAGGGCATTCGACGTGGAATGGCCGAACGCGCTTCCCGACCTTTTTCACGGCTTACCCTCTAGCGCAGCTTTCAGTTGACAATCCGGCCGGTGTCCGCTGTAACTGGCACAGAACGGGCAAGCTGGTTCGGTGTAGCCGGACAGGGGCAACGTCTCCACCTGACGTAGCAGGATACGAAGACGGTCGTTATGCGCCCGCAACAATCTGAATTCCGCTTCAAGGGCAGGCGTGATTATCGACGCCTTCCGCAGCCGGCACAGCTCGTCCAGAACATGCGTCAGATCGGCGATAAAGCAGGGCGATTTCTGGTCACCGTAGTTGCTAATCCAGGCGCGCAACCGGCTGACGGAATCGTTCAGTTTGTCGAGGTCCGCGGGTGCAGTCATCGGTTGTCTAGTCCTCCTGTCCGGCATACAAAATGGCCTGACAAATCACGCGGGCCAGTTCAATTCCATAATGAGATTCAGTCACCGAATCGAACCACGCCCACCAGCTGCCTTTTTCGCCGTGCAATACAAAACGCCGAAAAGGATGAACCTGTCGAGCAAGCAGATCGCGAACGGCGTGCATGACTTCCCCGGCATCCATGCTGTAGTGCGGAACTTGCATCTGCAACTTGCCGGGCTGTTCTGGATTGGGGTAGCCAACGTATTCCATATCGACGTGCGGCGGCCCTTCCTGTATCTCGCTCCAACCCAGCAGTTTGGCTACTTGCACGTCCATGTCCCGTCCAGCAGGCATGGCCGCGACCTGATCGTAAGTCAGCTTCATTCGTTTCCCTCCACCACTACCGGCGCGTCGACCGGCTGCCGCTGTTCGCAACACGCGGTATGGGCGAACTCCTGCCCATAGTTTAGCGTCATCTGCTCCGTAGCGGGTTTGTGGCAGTAACGGCACGCATACAGCAACGTCGCCATTTCTACCGTCCACGGATCGGTACAGAGCATGCTGCCCCAATGCGTCGCTACCTTGCGCAACTCGTCGATGCGTCGGCGCAGGATTACCTCGCGGGCAGCTAGCGCCAGATAAGCAGGACGCAGCCATGCCAGCGCGGCGGCTTCCCCCTGCTTCAGCAGACCTTCGAGGAAGTTGTTCTGCGTTTCGATCTGTGTCAGGTCTTCGTTGAGCGACATTATGTGTTCCCCTTCAGTAGCTTCGTCAGGTCTGGCGGCGGACAGGCCAGTGCGACGTAACAGCGTTCCATCAGGCGAACTACTTCCCAGCCCTTCAGTATGCCGATGGGCTGACCCAGGTAGAGATGGCCTTCAGTACCGGCGTTGACGGGGCAAACGATGTACGAATCGTCTTTACAGATTTCTTCCCAGTGCGTGATCCAGCGGGGAGTATTCATTGCGTTTTCCCCCTCTTTGCGTAACCGGCCCCTTCCCTACTTACGGCCGGAACGTAGTTAACGTTTCCGTCACGCCGTAAATGCCGCTATACCTATTTCGCATATCGCAATAGCTCCGCAGCAAATCGCGACGCTCAGTCTGCTCAATAAACCACTTTTCCACTTCCCGAAAATCCCCATTCAAAACCTGCTCGTTCGCCAAACGCACGACCCGCACATGCCACATAGCAATCAACTTACTGCGCCACTCATCCTTTTTCCTTGGCGATCTCTCCCAAATGACTGCTGCCGTCGATTTCGACCAGCAGCCGCATGTTCCGAAAATAGAAATCACCGAAGAACACAACAGACGGAGCGACAAGAAATCTCTTCTGACGGGTGTACCACAACCGCGTCTTGTACCGTTTCGGCAATCGAGATTTCATCTTGTCGATGATTCGACAAAAGGCGCGCTCGCCAGTAGGGAATGCCTTGAGCAGCTTGGTTTGCGTAGACCGTATCCAACCGAGGAATTTGCTGGCGATGACTTCGCCACTTTTCGAGACTAGATACGATGGGGCATGAATGACTTCAGACATGACAACCTCCGGATCGACGACCGGGCAACTTCCAACGGTAGTTTACCAAAAATCCCCACCAAACGCTAACAAATTCAATTCAGCCGCTAGGCATGAGTCACCTCTGCTGAACTGCGGAACTGCTGAATAGCACTGCTAAATAGCCTGGGCATTAGCACAACTCAGACCTGTCCACTTGCCCTCTTCCCGAACGTACAGCCCATGCCACTCGCCTTGCTCATTGGCGCAATTGTAAGGGCAGCGGAGCTGTGTCTCTTCTGTAAAGTCGATCCGTCCGGCTACTACGGTATTGCGATACCCATGAATTCGCCATTCAAGGTCGAACGCCAGCCTGTTACCTGCCGGAATCCTGCAAAGCATCAGCCGCCCCGGTTCCCGCAGCTTGGGCGCTCGTTCGTCCCCACGTTCTTCCAGCCAGTCCGCGAATTGAAGCCGGGGACCGTCCGCGTCAGGGTTGGCCAGGATGGCAGCAATGAAGCATTCTTCAGCGGTCATGACTTATCCCTGAACGCATCGACGCAACCGCAACGTGGGCATGTATGCGGCCACGGTCCACCGAAAAGCGGGACCGGCTGAAACGTGTCGCAGTCAATGCAGTATCGACCCGCGAGCGGTGGTGGGCCGTTGGGAAAATGAACAGGGCAGGAACGATTGTCCCCGGCAGCAGCCAAACAACTGCAATGCGGTTCAGTCATGGAATACCCCGCCAGATGCGCCAGGATTGCGTACAACCGCTTCGGGATCGTTTCAAGGGGGTAAACCGGGAAAAGGGCATTGGACGCGACCTGCGCAATCCTGTAACGATTGCTGCTATTCGGGCTTTTTGCCTAAACGCTTGTATAGATAGGCCGTCTGTTCCTTGTCCCATTTGACTATACGAGCGCCGCGGTCGCTGATGATAACGTCGCAAAGCTCATCATGCCAACTACGCGATTCGCTGGCATTCAACAATGCTTCCCGTTCTGCTGCCACGGCCTTATCAACTGCCTCTTCCTCAAAATGCTTCGATAGCGCAAGTACCCACGCCCTGACCGCTTCGGGCGTCGGTGCCACATTGTCCACACAGGCCAGCGCTTGCCACCATTCCATGTCACGATCCTTGACCGCTTCGCGAATAGCACTGGCGATGAGGTATTGCAGCGATTTCTCAATTCGTTCATCCCGCAGAGCGACGCTTATGCCGATCACAATTGCTGCTGCCCGTTCTTCTGGTGTCATGGTATTTCCTCATCGCGAACACGGATGGTCATTTCCTCATACTTCCATACCGGAGCGTATCGACAGCCGGTATACCCCACAATGAGCCGTATCCGACAGGAACGACGGTGTTCGGTCACTTGCCGAATGATGTACCGCCATTTGTCGGCTGATTCATAAGCCAAACGAACCAATTGCGAAATTCTAGTCCTGTCCTGATGAAATACGGCTCCATCACTCCCACGAACGGCTACGGTGAATTCGAGCATGTCCCCACCTTCTGCCTTTCCTTCCATGCCTTGACCGCTATCTTCACCTTGCAGGCGCAGTCAATGCAGTATCGTTTGTTGGCCCCTGTCTTCAGTTCGCCGCACGTTGGGCAACGGCCTTCTGCAATCATCACTTGCTGCCGTGATGCGACCTTGAGTGAGAACGCCTTGGCGCATTTACGACAATGCTGCTTCGTCCGTTTGCGGGCGCCACAACAAACGCAACCGGGATGTTTTGGCTTGGCAGGTCGGCCCATGTTAGTGCCTGAAGAGATAGATGGCCCGCAGAATTGCGAGGGAGATCATGAATACCGCTGCCAGTACGAAGAACCAGCCCAGACAGTAGCGACAGAACCTTACCATTCGACGGGGATGAAGTTGGGCTTGCCGTTGGCCTCATGCCAATGATCCAGTATGGTGTAACCGACCCGGCCATCGCGCCAGGTGTAATTGACATAGGTAGCGCCGTAGTGTTCTTCAACGCTCCGCACGACCACGACAGCACTGTTGCAATCCCACCAGCGTGAACCTACTTTGGGGCTTCCTTCGATAGGGGCCTTCACCGCAACTGAGTTATTGCGATGGGCCACCTTGTTCTTTGCCCATACACCACAGAGCATGCCCAATAGCGTAGTAGCTAGACGCAGCTTGCCGTACAACGGTGACGTTTCATGATCGCACATGTTTCCTGCGCAAAGCAACGCTTCCGCAACGAGTTTTTCAACCTTCACCAGTTCTTCCAGCCATGCGGTATCATCATCGGACGGCGTACCAACCACTACCTGTTCCTGCCGGTCACGGTACGGCATGACATAACCGTCCCAGCCCGGCGATAGATCACGAGCCTTGATGCCGCATTGTGCCTGAATCGGTGTCGGGCATTCAATCGTGAACGTACCCATCGGCTACTCCTTCTCCGGCCGCAGGACTTGCAGTTCGCCGCCCTCATCCAGTATCGCAATCTGGTGACCCGGGAAGATTTCGGCCAGTCGATCCCCGACGGCTGTGACATCTTCAGGGGACATTGCGGTAGGGCTGCGGTAGACGATGACGTCGCCCGGCTGGACGTGGGCGATTTGTACTTCGGTAATGTTGGGTTCTGTGGTCATTCAGATTCCTCCTCATCCTTTCCTGTAGTTCCAGTGGCCGGCTTTGCCTTGTCGAATGGTTTGACCAATCGATCGAAGAGCTTCCGCAAAACTGCCAACCGCTGACGAGCGGCGTCGTTGGTAATGATGTAGGCGCTCAACGATGTAAAGCCTTCAGACATTTTGTCGATCAATTGCAAATGGCTTGAATTCAGCTTGACTACTATCTGTGAGGATTCCCCATTGTTCTGCTCTGGCACCGATCCTGCTGAAGTGGCAGCCTTCGGCCTGCCCTGATTGCCGACCTTGACCTTCTGCGTGCCGCCACCTTTGCCCTTGCCTTCCCGCTCAGTCGGGGACTTCCGTCCATGATCTTCGGCCACCTTCAGGCGGACTTCCCCAACGAAAGACGAGCTGACCCCGCACAATTCGGCGATGCGCGTATCCGTCCAGCCCCACAACTCCTCATCTTCCAAAGCTGAGTAGACGGCCTTGTGCTTGTCCGCGTTGGTACGACGTAGCCCGTTCTTGGCATTGGCTGACAAAGAATACAGCCATGCCTCACGCTTCGTCCCCTTGATGATCTTTACTGGCATGTTGCGACGCTCCGCATTTCGGTAGGCGTGCAGGCGATGAAACCCATTGACCAACCATGTGGCGTCAGACGGATCACAGTACACCGTAACCGGCGGGAAGTCGAATTCCTTGTCGGCCTGGAGCATCTCGGTGTATTCCGCAATCGTAACCTCCGACAGCTTGGCCCGCTGCTGCAAGTATTCATCTTCGATGACGTCTTCCAAATCAATGCGAAACGGTGCGGGCTTGTTCTTCTTCTGCGTAGTGCTGCCCATTGCGATCCTTTCATTGTAGGAGTACCGTCGGCCGCCGCCAGAAGCCAATCCGACGCAGCCGCTACATTAAACTAACTAATGAATCCTATCCTTTAGTTTGTTTAATGACAAGGGCAGATTTAGTTAGTTTAATGTTGCCGCTACATTAAACTAACTAATGAATCCTATCCTTTAGTTTGTTTAATGGTAAACAACCATTAAACAAACTAAATATCGTCCGCCCGCCTACCCCCGCAACGGTACTTCGACCACCGCATAGCTCATCCCGTAGGCACTGGCCCGCCAGTTGGGATCGAACGGGCATTGCAGCTTCTGCCGCTCGGCGTATGACAGTGAATCCCGCTCATGACAGTCATCGCCCACCCTATTGCGGACGCACCAATCATTCAATTCCCGACAGGCATGATCGGCGGCTTTCTTGTCCAAATAAACAGCGACGTACCAGTTCTGTGCATCATCGTATTCGCCCGTTTCGCCCTGTACGATGTAGACCTTGTCGTTCATCAATTCACCTTCCTGCCGACGATAGTGATGAGCAATACCGACGCCCCCAGTACATTCAGCGGCACCTGCGTCATGGCGTCCATAATCCAGCCCACGCCCATCTTCTTCGTCAACTCACCACACATGGCATTAACCTTGTCGGCCACGATCTTGCTGACGTTCGCACCAGCCTCTTCCAGATCGATGCCACTGGTTACTGACATTGCCACGTCATTCATTCCAGCACCTCCGCTACCCCACGCCAATATTCGTCCGGGTAATCACACCGCTCCAGCACGTAGCCATCCGCTTCGCCAAAGTACCCACGCAGCAGCCGAACCGCCTTGAAGCCCTGCGAACGATAGAACATCTGCCGCGGCAAATCCGTCTCGTGTACCGTGGTGATGATGCGCGTCCGTCGATGAGCGGAGAGCTTGCTGGCCAGTTTCGCAATCATCACAGCACCGATGCCCTGCCGGCGCTGGGATGGATGTACCGCTATGCCACGCAGGATTTCGAGGTGGTGCTCGCTCAACTCATAGACCATGAATGCGACGACCTTGCCATTCATCTCGGTGACGAAGCTGATACAGTTGCGGCCGCGTAAGGTATGCAGAAATGTCTCTTCCGTCCACGGGGCCGTCTCAGATGCCTGTTCGATTTGAAGCACTTCCGGCATATCCCGGCGGATCATCCAGCGTAGATGCAGCTGACTTTTGATGGCGTTCATTCATAACCCTCCGCCCGCAACGTTTCCAGATAGGCCGCATCCTCGACGTCGTGCGGGTCCAACGTCAGAACGGCTGCACTTTGGCGGTAAAGTATCCCTGCCCGCTGCCAGATCGGTTCTCCCTGTTTGGGCCGACGTAACAGGCAGAAACCGCGTTTGCGTAACAGGGCATCAATGGCTAAACGGACGGCGGGAATGAGGGGGTGTTCAGGAAGAGGTTTCAGACGTTTGCGACGCGGCATGAGGGGACTCCTGCTGCGTTGAAGAAGATGGGGCGATTTCCGGTGCTGGTAGAGCAGGAACGGTAATCGGTTCAGTATCCCCGTTCTTTTCTGCTTGCAGGCGCTTGGCCAGGTTCCAGAACGTCAGCCGTTCTTCCGGGGTCAGATCCTTCAACAGCACCTTCTTGCCGTTCATTTCTACGTGGGCGTGCAGGTGGGCGTGGCCGACCTGACCGCTATGATCTACGTCGACCTTGCCGCGATGATTGACGTTGAGTTGAATCATCCCCAGCATCTGCGCGATCAACTTGGCCGATTGATTGGCTACATTGCCCTCGTACTGGTACTCACCCGTAGGGTGCCCCAATGCGTCAAACACCGGGCGGGCACGCATTGATCGCTCCAGATTTTCCACCAGTTTTGCGATCAAATAGTCCTTGTCTATCTCTACTCGTTCAGTCCTTTGCACGAACCATGCCCTGATCGCTCTATAGATCTTAGGGCACTTTAAAAGGTAGCATGCACCAGCAGCAGCAGCTGAGTAGGACTTCGTGATGAACCCTGCTAACTGATACGCTTCTGTAGCGGGCACGCCATTGAGGTAATGAAGGATAAAAGCGTTCTGTCTTGGGGATAATTCCCCATCGGACAGATTGTCAATCTCTTCCGGCGTTGGGACCGATACCGGGGACACCTGTTCGTTCAGCGTAACAGGTATCTCAGGGCGTACCCTGGGACGGGCTGCCTTGGCTGACTTTCTTCCCGGGCGTTTCCCTTTAGCCTTGGATGTCTTCGACTTGGCGGCCATTGGTCGTGCGGACCTCCCCTGAGTTGGTTTGCTGGAACCTTATTCTAACGTTGTTGCGGGAGCGACGCTAGGTTTCCTTTACCCCTTCTTGCTGATCGGGTATAATCTATGCGTCCGGTTAGATTTAATTCAGGGGTCAGTCATGAACCAGTTGCTGACGACGCGCGAGGTATCGCAGATGCTGGGGGTGTCGAAGCAGCGGGTACGGCAGTTCGTTAGTGCGGGGAGACTGCGGGCCATAGAACGCCTGGAGATCGGCCATCGTTCGATGCTCTTCTTTACCGCCTTGGACGTTGAGCATTTTGCAGCGATCCCGCGCCAACGGGGACGGCCGCTAGGGTATCATCCACCGCGTAAGTCCTTACCAGACAAGGGGTAAATTATTTCAGAAATTCTTACCGTTTGGGCTTGCTTTATTCTTACCTGACGGTAAGATTAAGAACGTTGGGAGCACCGAAGGAAACGAAAACAGGAGAACGCAATGCGACGATGGACAATCACGGTTGAGATGCCAGATGGTGCTGAACGTACCTACGTGTCTTGGGGGGATACCGCGGCGCATGCGAAGAACAATCTGCGGCGCATTGTGAACATTCAGTTCGTCAAGGAAAGCCGTCCGTGGAAAGAAGGTGACCAGCGATTTGAATGCCTTCCGCGACCGCGCTGAATTCAAACCGACTCGATTGCTTCCCTTTCCTCCGTTACACAGGAGAACGATGATGAGCCCTTACAACAAACCGCAACCGCCGATCCGCCGCTGCGGCAAATCGCTCAAGATCGACGACGTAATTTTCGCACTGGGAGGCTCCCACCCCATCACCGCCATCTCGGAACATCCTGGGCTGGAAGTGGGCGGCAAAATATGCCCGGCACGCATCATCTGGTCAGGCCGCTGGTGCATGACAGCATTCGACGACGAAATGTTTGACGTGGCCCGCTAACGTCCATGAAACGGAGACGATTCCGATGGACCTCTTCAGCAATCCCTGCCCCCACTGTGGGGGCCTGTTCAACGCAACCGACCTGGCTGCCCACCAGGCGGTTTGCGGCCCTACGGTCAGTCGTCAGCAGGCCGTGGAATTCATTCTGAGTTCGGGCGGGAAAGTGTTCGCAGTCGAAGCAATCAAGCGTTCCACTGGCGAACTGCGGCTGTACAACGGCCGCATCGGTGTCCATGCCTATGTCAACGGGCGGGGTATGGCCTACGATCCCACCGACAAGGGACTGCTGACGATCTTCGACATGGCCAAGCATGGCTACCGCTCCGTCGCTGTGGAAGGCATCACCCGCGTTAAAATGCATGGCGTCTGGCACCGCGTGTCTGATTGAGGGAACGACGATGAGCAAGATGACCCCTGAAGTCAAGGCAGCGTTGCGGGCCGCGAGCGAAGCCAAGAGGAAAGCCAACCCCAAGGCGAAGGATTACGCACCTGGCGATTGGCTGGTGGCATGTGACCATGCCGAAGAGGCCGGGCTGATGTACGAAGAGGACTTCTTCGCGATACCGCGGCTGGGCAAAGTGGCGTTCCTGCGCTACGTCCCGTCAGCAGTCATCGACGCCCTGAAGAAACGGCTGCCGTGGCGGGCGACGTGGGTATCCGGCTATCCACAGTCCCGCGAAGTGGCACTGTTCAAACGAGATTTGATCGAACACGTGCTGACGTTCCTGCATCTGCCGGCAGTTCGCTACCGTCGCTATTTGAAACGGAGCGATCCGGAGTCGTACTGCGGCGGCAGCACCGACACTTTGTTCAGGAGCAACCCATGAACCACCAATCTACCATCCTAGGCGTATGCCGCCGCGTGCGGGTCGCTGTTGAGATCAATGGCCAGTTCCGCAACCGCTACGTCTTCGTCCAGCAGACGGCCGACGATACCGACCAGACCATGATCGAAAAGGCCCGCACCGTTTTCGTCGGCCGCTACAGCGAGCGCAACCGCATCGTGGCCATCGACGTGAATTGTCCACAGTGATTCCCATTCGCCCGCCAAACAGGAGAAACCGATGAAGACCCGAGAACAGCAGCGTCAGCAGCAGGCCCATCAGTCCATGTCATCCTTCGGACTGTACTGTCATCTGCTCAACCTGTCCCGCGATATCCTTGCGGGAGACACTGCCAAGATTCCTGAGTTTCAACAGTTCATTCAGTACGCACCGGCGGGCATGAAGGACCAGCTGCGGGATCATCTTCAGTTGGGCTAACTGCCGCAACCATCAGCCGCGGTCGTCTAGAAAAGGCTGGACCAGGATACCCGCACGCGTCGGGAGACATGGGTTCAAAGCCCATCCGCGGCTCTGTTTCGCCCTACATCACATGACAGGAGAACGACGATGAAGAGCACGAAGAAGCCGACCACTACCTACACAATGGCCGCCGTATGCGACGACCTGTTCAACAGGGCGTGCAGGTTGGCCCAGGTGGAACCGACCCGCAGGCAGTACGCCCGCTGGCGGCAGCAGCGGGGACGCGCCTACGCTCAGCGGACTGAGGCGGCCCGCCAGAAGTAAACCGGAACAGGGAACAGGGAAGAGGCCCCTATTCCTACCATGTCCCCAAACAGGAGGTTGGTCGATGATGGCCGCAACGATTCAACAGGAGACGTTTCAACCGCGCCGAGCATCGTATGAGCACGTCGAGAAGCTGCTGCATTACATCTGCTGCCGGTTCCAGCGGTCGCATGGCGGCGATTACGACGACCTGTTCAGCGATGCATCCGAGGCCTACTGCATCGCCTACAACACGTTCGATGGGACACGCAAGAACTTCTCGGGCTGGGTCTACTATCGCGTCTGGGTAGGCTTGCAAAAGTGTCTAGCAGCCCGACGCAAGCAAACTGCCCACGAAACCTACGGCCTGAAGATGGAAGCACTGGCCGCACTGGACGACGGCCCCTATTCGCTGCTGGCTGAGGTCAGCAATGACGCTGCGGTCGTGCTGCGGCTGGCGCTGGAACCGCCGCCCGATATCGTGGCACTCATGAAAGAGCGGGAACATGAAGAGCCGGCAGAAAAGCCGGTGGATCGCCGCCGGGGGGCGATCATGACTTTTCTGCTGGAACTCGGTTGGACCTGGCGGCGGGTGGCAGAGAGTTTTGCCGAAGTGCGGGAGGCGCTGCCGTGAAACCGCCGGACAACACCGAACACGACCTCATGATTATCGACCAGTACCTCAGCTGGGCGATGATGTGGGCATACAAAGCGCGACACCCCGACTGCGCCCAGGTCATCTTCACGGTTGACCTAACCGGCGAATCGCCCCGCGGCACTACCAGCTTCGTCACCAAAGCCTCACTGGAAAAACAGAAAGGCTAGGCATCCCAATGAAGTTCACCATGAGCAAAGACGGCGTCGAGCGCTGCACCGTCATCCTGCGGGACCGCCTGACCCGCGAAGAGTGGCAGATGCTGACGAAACGTGCCAAACAGATCGGATGCAGCCCAATCTCGATGCTGGAATCGGAAGCATCGCTAGCTGTCGAAGACTACCTCTGCCGACTGAAGATGAAGGATCGTTGCACCTTGGCCGGAACGGTGTCGTAGCTCAACGGAGACCAGATGATTCGCCGCATTCTCACCGAACCTTACCCGTTCCAAATCGAAGGCGTCGAGGCCATAGAACGCTTCGATGGCAGGGCGCTCCTTGCCGATTCGATGGGGCTGGGCAAAAGCCTGCAAGCGCTGCTGTACGCTCACCGCAATCCTGCGCTGCTGCCTATCGTCATCGTCTGTCCAGCAGGATTGAAGTACAACTGGGAACGTGAGTGCCGCGTGCATTTCGGGCTGGGGGCTGCCGTGGTTGGGGGGCTGTCCCCCCGCCGCGGCGGTTCGTGGTCGCGTCGAAAGGTCGTCATCGTCAACTATGACATCCTGGCTCCATCCGAACGCAAGGGTGTCCATCGGGAAGGCTGGGTAGATGCCCTGACCAGCCTGAACCCGCAACTAATCATCATCGATGAAAGCCACTACCTTCTCGACACCAAATCTGCCCGCAGTCGAGCCTGTAGATTGCTTTGCAGAAACGTCCCGCACGTACTGGCGCTGTCGGGCACGCCCATCGGTAATCGCCCCCGCGAATTGTTCGTGACGTTGAACATACTTCGTCCCGACCTGTTCCCATCCTTCTGGCCATTTGGTCACAAGTTCTGTGCTCCCAGACGTACACCGTGGGGTATTTCCTTCGACGGGGCCAGCAATCTCGACGTCCTTAACCGACTGCTGGTAGACAACCTGATGATCCGCCGTCGCAAGGAAGACGTCCTCAAACAGCTACCACCCAAAGCACGACACGTTGTTCCGCTCGGTATTGAACGCAGGAAGGAGTATGAACTGGCGCAGCGGTCGTTCGGGTTATGGCTGGCCAAGTTCCATCCGAAGAAACGTAAGAAATCATTGCGGGCCGCAGCGTTGGTGAAATTGGCAGCGCTGAAGAAACTGGCGGCACAACTAAAACTCAAAGCGGTGTTCGATTGGGTGGACGGCTTCCTGCATGACTCAGAAGAAAAGATCATCCTGTACGCTGTCCATCATTCCGTTCTCGGCGAACTGGAAAAGCGTTACAAGGATTGCTGCGTCCGCGTCGATGGCACCATCACCGGCCATAAGCGACAGAACGCCGTTGACAAGTTCCTAACCAACGGTAAATGCCGGGTGTTCCTGGGGCAGATCAAGGCGACTGGGGTGGGGTGGTCCGCCAAAGGTGTCAGTACAACAGCGTTCGTCGAATACGCATGGTCACCTGCCACGCATACGCAAGCAGAAGACCGCACGCACGGCATCGGCCGCGGTCAGGAAGGTATCCATTCCCGCTCATTTTGGCTCGTGGCGAAAGGAACAATTGAAGAGCGTTTGGTAGGACTGTTGCAAGCGAAGCAGAAAACGATCAACCGTACCATCGACGGCCGCGGCAAGGGAGACAACCTCAGCGTGTTCGATCAGCTCATCAAGGAACTTCTCAACGAGGGAAACACATGAAAGTCTACATCATGCGAGGGCTGCCGGGATCAGGGAAATCGACGTGGATCGAAGACAATCACAACGGTCTGCTGGGGGGCCTAGACGGTCTGAACAGACCTTTGGTCTGTTCAGCGGATGACTTTCATGTAATCGACGGCGTCTATCGTTTCAACCCGGCGAACATCGGGCCGGCGCACAATCAATGCCTCGGCAAATTCCTGAATCAGCTCACAGATCCCGACCACTACAGCGATATGGCGTCGGTGGTCGTGGACAACACCAATACGCAGGCATGGGAAATATCTCCTTACTACAGGCTGGCCGAAATCTATGGCCGCGATGTCGAGATCGTCAACGTCCTTTGCCCGGTTGACGTGGCCATCGCCCGCAACGTTCACGACGTCCCGCCAGCTATCATCTGGGCGATGTACCAAAACCTGCTGACGGAACGGCTGCCGTCTCACTGGAAACAGACCTTTGTGTGCGGAGACAAATCATGACCGATCAAGAATTCAACAAAGCCCTGGCGGAACAGTCGGAGCGAATGCAGCTAACCCTGACCTTGCCATTGTCGGCAGATGATGAAGGCGGCTCGGCGACGATCTACGTCGAACAGGGCAGCAAAGGTAAGGACATTAGCAACCTCGTCATCAGCGAAGGGAATACCGTCTTTTCGCTCTGTTTCCTCAAGGCGAAAGACCTGGACAAATTGGCGGACTTCCTGTCCGATGCCGCCACTCAGCTACGCTACTGCGTGAAGGAGGCCCCATGACCTACAAAGATGAACTGCTGACAGCATTTCGCGACGGCTGGATCGTGTCTGAAGAATCGCTGGAACAAGCGCAGCATGTAATAGACGCCTGGGTACATCTGCCTACCGAAGCGAGCGGCCGACTAAAGCAAGAAGCCGCCGTCGATAGCGAACTAACCAAACTCATCGCTCTGGCACTGGACGATGCTCATGCTGAAGGGGTCCGAAGCGCCAAAGCGGAAGCCCAGCTGCTACGAATGCTGAACCGACCGCCGCAACCGCAACAGCCATGACCCTCATCGAAATCCTGCAAGAGTACGACGTTGACTTTCGTCAGCACGGCGAAAGTCAACACGTCTCTGAAGGCTGGCTCGGGATCGTCTGCCCGTATTGTGGCATCGGTACGGGCAATTACGGTATGGGCATTAGCATCGCCCACGGTTCCTGCTCCTGCTGGAAATGCGGGGTGCATCGTCTTTGGGATGTTGTTCGCGATGTTACCGGCGAAGAGCCCCGCAAGATCGCCGAACTGCTCAAGGGCATGCGTTGGGACCGCCGCGCCCCTACCATGCGTCGGCGGGGCAAGCTGGTGCTGCCGCATGGGCTAGGAGCGCTGCTGCCAATCCACAAGGCATACCTGCGTCATCGTGGTTTCGATCCGGTTGAAGTGGAACGGCTATGGGGCCTGAAAGGGATCGGACTAAGTGCGCGGCTGGCATGGCGGGTATTCATCCCCATTACCTTCCGCGGGGAAACGGTTAGCTGGACGACGCGGGCGGTGTCCGATCAGGCGAAACTGCGCTATGAGAACGCCAAGCCAGAAGAAGAAGTGTTCCCCGCGAAATCCCTGCTCTTCGGACATGATATGGTCCGCCACGCCATCATCGTGACGGAAGGGCCAATGGACGCCATGCGAGTGGGTCCAGGCGCAGTCGCAACGCTGGGCGTCGGGGTAACGCGGGCACAGGTGCTGTTGATATCACGACACCCCATCCGCATCATCATTTTCGATTCAGAACCGGCCGCACAACGACGTGCGAAGATACTGTGCCGGGAACTGAGCGCGTTCGCCGGCAAGACGATTCGCGTTGAAATCGACGCAGCCGATCCCGGCAGTGCGTCACCCAAAGAAGTTCGCAAACTGCGAAGGGAGTTTCTGGAATGAACATGAACGAAATCGCCCCCAACTTCGATCAGCCCATCCGCGACGTCTATCATGGGCAATTGACACCGTTTGACTACCGCAGCCGCTTCAAGCGCGACTGCCCTGTCTGCGAACGTGGCGTCCTACTGATGCAAAGAAACAACCAAGGCGGCGAACTGCTGGAACTGGACCGCTGCGTCAGTTGCGGTCAGCAGTTCCGCTACCTGGACATTGAAGAACTGCGGAAAGGGGAACGGCCCTAACCATCAGGAATGCCCCGCAATCAAGCCAGGATCGCGTATAACGCGACGTGAAACAGCAAACAGGGGAAATCGCAGCGGAGCTATCTGAACGCGACCTGCGCAATCCTGACGCAGTATAAGGGAATCTAATAATGAATGAAGCCAAAGGGCGGGCGTGGACCAGGTATGAACCGGACCCGATCCCGCCAACTGCGGAAGAAGTGGCGATGTTGGATGCGGCCTACATCGAATGGGAACAGTTGCTGAAAGACGCCATCGCGTCCGGCGATCAGCAGAGAATCAATGAGGTATGGGATTTGGGCCAATGAACGAAATCCTACCCGATCAAATCTTCTGCGACGGCGGCGTTATCGGACCGAACCCTTCGTCTCATGGCGGTACATTTGCGTTCTGCTGGGTCGATTCCATCAGTCAACGTAAGCTAAAATCCGCTTGCGGGATCATCAAACCCGAGCATGTAAAACCATGGGGCGGCCCAGTGCTGCTCAAAATCACCAACAATTTCTCGGAGGCATACGCTGCCGTTCAGGCGTTGCTGTCCCTACCATTCGGCTGGAACGGCGTCCTGTTTACCGATTCGCTGGTAACGCTGTACCGACTAACGACCAGTGACCGCTTCAATGGCATACCTGATTGGCTGCGCAAACAGATCATCGAACTGCGACAAGGCCGACGATGGCAAGTTGAGCTGGTATCAGGCCACCCGACACAGATCGACTTGCGGCGGGGCTGTACCAAACACGGGCGGCTTGTTTCGCCGTGGAATGTATGGTGCGACAAAACCTGTTCGCGATTGGCGAAGGAATTTCTACGCAAACATGAGGGGCATACATGAAAACCAAGTTCATCTGCAAATGCAATTGCGGTGGCAATGTTCGGTGCGTCCGCCAGTTCGGCCGGCTGTTCAGTTATTGCATCCGCTGTACGCCAACAACCAGAATCAAATTCACCAAAAGCGGGACACTGAAACTGCCCGCAAAGGAGAAATGATGGACAACAAGGAAGTCAGCACCACAATTCAGTGGCTGCTGCGCACCTATCAAATCCGCCTGGCGGAAAACCTCTGTTCCTGCGTCAATCAGCAGGAAAACACCACCAAACACGGGCGTCGCGAACGGGCGCTGTCCTATCTGCTGGAATCGCTGACAGGGGATTACAGCACCCGTTTTACCGCAGACGGGGCCATCCGCTTGTTGGGGTTGATTCAGGCGTGCCTGGCTAACGCCAAATCGGCTGAGGCGAAGGTAGGACTGGAACGGACCGAGAAGCGGCTGCACTACTTGCTCGAAGACCCCATGCGACTGAGCGGCAATGCGTCCTGCGTTGCTTGCCACGAAATCTATCAGCGTGGCACATCCCATCAATGCACCAACGCGACGGCCCGCGGCAAGGATGCGCAGCTGGCCCGCGATCCAGACGTCCTGCTTTGAAATTCCCAGAATTCCGCTAGACGGAAACCCGTTGCATAAGCTATTATACCTGAATCCTACCCAACCCAGACGGGAGGCAGCTATGGCCAAAACAGAACAGAAGGTGATCGGCGTCGACGTTCATGCCTACAAAGCGTTGAAGGCTTTGGGCAAGGATAAATCGTTCAATGCCATCGTGCGGGAACTGCTGGGGATGCCGCCCCCGCGTCCGGCAGTACGTCCACTCGATACCTACAAACGGCGGAGGCGAACAGCATGAGCCCCTACAAACTAACCAAGGTCATCCCACCCAAAATAGCCGTAGCGGTGGCGTTGCTGCCTAACGAATGTCGAAACGATGAAGCCGCTTACGAACAAGCGGCCAAACAGATCATCCGCAACCATCTCAACGATCCGATCACGGAATCCTGTTTTTTCGAGGTGCGGTGCCCACGCCTAAGCAAATGGATTGAAGAAGTGCTAGCGGGCAATTGAAACAGAGCGTTACGGGCAATGGCGCCCAAGACTAGAAATGAACACGGCGAGATCAAATAGCTGAACCAGAAAAGGAAAAAGGGAGCATGACCAGTGCTCCCTTTGACCTTGTCCCCCAACATGAAGAAGGAGAACGGGTATGCCTACCCACAATTCTAGCGTTCCTACCGCCAAAGTAAAGGGTTCGCAGGACAGCGTGTCGCTTTGCGCTTGCGACGACCTCATCACCCAATCGCAGGGCAACTACTTCTTCTTTCGGCGGGAATTCGTCACCTACCGCCTCTTCACCAAGGTTGAAGCCCTCTTCTATCAAGACCTCATCAATCATGCCACGGGCAAGCACAGCGTCAAAAAGCAATTCGACGATCAGACGTACTTTCTCTGCACCACTTCATTTCTTCGCACTTCCCTTGATTGGGACAGCGATACGCAAAAGCAGTTCTTCAAGAAGTTCCGCAAGGAAGGCTTCGTCAAGACCGTCAAGCATGGCGAATCACAACAGCGGTGGGTGCATATCTGTTCGAGCAAGGTTGAAAAACAGCTGGCCGCTCTGAAGTTGGGCGAAGTTGAAATACCGCCCCGCAAACCGCGGGGGGTAAATACCCCCGACGAATCCGCGGGGGGTAAATACCCCCGACGGGTGGGGGGTATTTACCCCCCTAAAAAGAAAACAATCAAAAAACAACAGTCCCAAACGCCTAACGGCGTTCTTGGGACAGGGGGGGACGATAATTCTTCTTGCGGGAAATCTAGCACTTCCCATCAGGCAAATCCCGCATCAACCAACGGTTCCCTTCCTGTTCAATCAATGGAGAGGAATATCGCAGCCCGCCTGTACGAACTCGTTCACCGCGCTGGATTGCTAGGGGTGAATGGACCGCATCGCAAGTCTGCCGCCGCGGTTGTTACAACATGGGCGAAACAGCTGCGCGTCTTGCATGGGGCCTATCCCGAAAAGGACGTGTGCGTCTACTGCCAGTGGTATCTGGACCATTTCGGTGAACAGCACATGCCCGAAGCCTATTCAGGTAAGGGCATCGCTGACAAGTTCCCGCAGATCATTTCAGCCAAACGCCGCAGTGATAATAAAACGCTGGGTCCAGAACAGGCCGCTCAGCAACGCAAGCGCTACATCGAGGAAACACTACCGAACGGGCGGGTCCGCATGACTTACATGGAGGACTGAGCGATGGTACGCTCCGAAGAAAGCACCGGCGACGGCGAAGTGGTGCGGCAGGTGCTGATGGGGATGATCGTGAGTACCCCGGTCCTGGAAAGCCTCTCTCGTGTCTGGTCCGCAGATGCACTGCCTTCCCCCTACGCCAATCGCATTGGGGGCTGGTGCGTCAAACACTTTAATCGCCACAACGAGGCGCCCCGCAAATCGATCACCGACTATTTCAACCGGTGGGTGGGTTCGGGCAATCGGGATACGCATGAGGTGCAGCTGGTACAGAGCCTGCTGTCCGATGTTTCCGACCAGTACGAAAGGCTGCATGAAGAGGTAAAGCCGCCGCATATCATCGAGATGGCCGTCGAGCAATTCGAGAAGACGCTGCTGCGCGGGCTGGTCGATGACATGGGGGGTGACCTGGACCGGGACCGGCTAGACAAGGCGAAGGAACGGCTGGCGTCGTTTGCCTTGTCTGAACCGGGAGAAGCGATTGGGCGGACATCGAATCTGCTAGGGGATGCCGCCGCCTGGGACGATATGTTCGCGCAGAAGGTAGAACCGATCATTCGATACAACGGGGCGCTGGGTGAGTTCCTGGGAGATACGCTGGCCCGCGATAACTTCGTGGTAGTCCTTGCTGGAGAAAAGAAAGGCAAGACATGGGCGCTGCTGGAAATGGCCTGGCATGCCATGATGCAACGCAATCGCGTGTTCTTCTTTGAGGTCGGGGACATGAGCGAGCGGCAAATCCGCTGGCGGTTCGCCGCTCGCATGTGCCGCCATCCTTACAAGTCCACCAAAAAAGGCAAATGGCCTTGCACAGTCAAGATGCCGCGGCAGATTACTTCGCAATGGAAAGATCGCGGTCAGGTGATATCGACTGTGGAATGCGACAAGCTGGAGTTTAGGGCAGCGTTGACCCGCCAGCAGATCGACGAAGGCGAACAGCAGACGATGACGAAGGGGCTGAAATCGCTGGACAGCTACTTCCGGCTGCACTGCTGCGCCAATTCGACGTTGTCCGTTGCGGCGATGGACGCAGAAATCAAGAAAGCCAAACGGCAGGGATTCGTCCCCGACGTGGTCCTTGTGGATTATGCCGACATTCTGGCGGACCCACCCAACGAGAGGGAACGGCGGCTGGCGGTGGACAAGACATGGCGCCATCTGCGCCGGATCAACCTTGAGCACCATTTCCTGTTGCTGACGGCGACGCAGGCGGACACGGATAGTTACACCCGCGAATGGCTAGGCCGCGACAACTTCAGCGAAAGCAAGACGAAGAACGCGCACCCTACCGCCGTCATCGGGTTGAACCAACGGCAGGACGAAGAACGGTTGGGAGTTTGGCGGTTGAACTGGGCTGTCCCGCCGCGTGAGGGGGCGCCAGGAAGGGACAAGGTCTGCGTTGCAGGCTGCCTGCCGTTGGGCCGGCCGTTCGTCGTGAGCTGTTACCCTGCCGGCGCCCCGAAGGAAAAGGACGACGAAGATTGAGAAAATCTTTTCACTTTCGCCAAAAAGCGCTTGACTTAATCTAACCTGACGGTAAGATTAAGGACGTTGGAAAGACGAACGAAGCGAAGATAGGATTCAGCAATGGCCAAGGGCAAGCCCACCGCCGCTCAGATCGCGAACGATGCCAGCCTGCGCTGGTGTCCTTACCGCATGTTCGAGCTGGTCTACAGCGATACCCACGGCCGGCCGCTGCGGTTCGTTCGCTATGCCAGTCCCGGTCAGGTTGTGCTGGCGACGTTAGGCGGGATGGGCGAACTGCCGGGTACTGTACATGAGTTGACTGTACGCAGGCCCAGCACAATGCAGGCCGCACCGGCCCCGCTGTCCGAAGCAGAGAAGGGGCCATCGTGGCGGAACGCAAGCTGGGGCGCCTGGCCCGTCAGGATACGGTCGCCAAAGCGACAGGATGCCCCCAGAATCAACGAGGGTGCTAGAAACCGCCCTTTGCCCCGCTGGGACGCCGCCAACGCGGTACACGCGATCCTGGCGCGTTTGTTAAGATAGGTAAGCTGGGGAAATTGGCTGAGCTTGAACCGGAAAATTATTTCAGAAAAAAGGTGCAACAGCTATTGCTTTATTCTAACCTGACGGTAAGATTAAGGGTAGATAAGGGAACGCGGGAAACGAAAACAGGAGAACAGCAATGCATCCAATCCGAACCGCAGGGGTTTTCCCAGACGCCGGACCCTACGCTGATCGTCCTTGGTGGGCAGAGTTCGTACCTTCCAAAACAGTGACTACCGCGTCTGTGACGGGATGGGCGTTGGGGTTTGTTGCCGGTTGTCAGGCAGTCATTGGCAGCAAGGGGCTGTGCTTCGAGATCGGTGAAGCTCACGAGAGGCTGTGGGTGCTCGTCCACAACGCCGAGAACAGCGACGGCTCGACCTGTAGGTATCTGCCGCAAGACATTCTCGAACACTTTCGCCCGACCGAAGCTGCGTAGTGCAGCAGGGAGATGGAAAGATGCCGAAGTACCAGACGGAACCAGAGATGTGGACCTCGCCACCATGCCGGGTTACTTACACCTGGAGCACGCTGTCCGTCCACGACGGGCAGATCGTGGCGACGGCCCACATACCACCGCATCAAGGGGCAGGACGGCGGTATGACCCCAGCCCGGTGTGGTTGGGTCAGGTGTACCGCAAGTTGACCGGCGGCGACCTGAACAGCCTCCGGCCGATCGCGCCGGAGGAACTGCCGGAGTTGATCCGGCTACTTGAGTAAGCCGCAGCCCAAACAACCTTGCGGAACAGGGCAGTGTTGAAGCGGTGAGAAGAATCCACCAACAGGAGACGACGATGGCTAGCTTGAACTGGACGCGGGACGAGAACAGCGGCAATCACTTCAGTGAGGGCACGACCTACCTGTTGCTGAAGCGCAAGGATCGCTTCTTCGACGTCTGCCACATGGTCGATGGCAAGGACGTCAAGATCAGCACCAAGCGGCTGTCCCTGACCGCCGCCAAGGCGTTCGCCGAAGAGCATGCGGCGCAGGACGCCGAGCTGAAGCAGACGGAAGGCGCCTACGCCGCCCACTGCGAACAGCAGAACGCGGTCGCTGAGGAACTGAGCAACGCAGCGGCGAAGGTCTGGGGCGAAGAGACTGACGCCATCGTGCAGGCGCATCCGCCCGGTTGCAGCTGCGGTAACACGGACTGCCCGGAATGGCAGGCGTCGCAGCTGATGGCCCGCGAGGAGGATGGCGGTTACTTTGGTGAAGAGCCCGACCCCATGCGGCCGTCGCCGGAGGAAGCGGAACGGCTGATCGCTGACGACGAGGCCAACCGGACGCCCGATGCTGAACTGGACCCGAGCGAGCTGGAGGATCAGCCGGAGGAGGTCGCGGCCAACCGGCAGCGTGCAGCCAATGAGATCAGCGCGTACCTCAAGAAGCAGGAGGAAGGCCAAGCCATCACCAACCCTGATTTCGAGGCGTTCGTCAGTGAACCGCCCGCCAATTGGAATGACCAGCCCCCTTTCCCGCCTACCCCGGCGGTGGACAGTCCTGCCCCGTCTGCCACTGCTACGGCTGCTGGTATTCCTGCCCCGGCATCTGATGGTCTGAAGGTCGCATCGGACGGTGCGTCATTCCCGAACTACTACGTCGCAGATGGCAACACGTCCGTTGCCGGACCGTTTCGGACGGAAGCGGCTGCGAAGGAATCGTTGCAGGAAACCTACGACCGCGTCGTCGACATCATCCTGCCCCGTAAGGCCGTCGGCGCCCTCGCAGTACCGCAGATGCTGGCAGCGGAACGGCGTACCGTGTCCAGCACCGTCGCCGACGTCCCGCAGTCCTACGAGGAGTTCGCCGCCATCCTGATCGTCAGCGGCTGGACCGCGGATCAGGTTGCAGGGGATGCCGAGGTGCCGGCCGATCTGGCGTCGCTCAAGGAGGCGGTCGGTGACGTCCAGTTCGAGCGCTGGGTTATACTAGCACTGGATGAGGGACTTCTGGAGGACACTTCAGTGCCGACCAAACGCGCAGGCAACGCCGACGCACCCGCACCGCCCGTCGTCAAGACGCAGAAGACGGACGTGCAGAACGTCGTCAACGAGTTGGTCTGGCTGCACGGTCCGAACGTCCATCAATGGGCGGACTGGCCGGAACTGCTGGCCCCGCACGGCGTGAAGCCCGGCGACGTCACGAACGAGATGATGCGCAAGGGCGACTTCACGGCTCGCAAGCGGGTCAACGCTGGGGAATCCCGTCCGGCAGCACGGGACAATGCGGTGCCGGTACGTATCCGCCCGCCCGATGATGGCCGGCTGGAATGGATGTTCGACGAGAAAAGGGTGGTCGGTGCCACCTCCTATCGGCAGATTTGGGAGACGGTCTGCGGACGCTATCGCGTCAGCCGGGCCACGGCGATGCTCTCCGGTGGCGAGAATTACTTCTTCGCCGAGTTCTTCTCGTCGGTCGACGGCATTCGTGGGACGTGGCAGGTCTGTGAGCTGGACCTCAAGATGGGCGGCAGCAACTATCCCAAGCACTACCGCAGCCTGGGGACGGCCCTGGAAGCGGCCGAGCGGACGCACTGTGGCAGGACGGGTCGGGCCAAGGTGGGCAGCAATCGCGAAGAGATGTTGATTCAGGCAGAGGCGGCGGGATTGGTGTTTCCTGAGTCGGCGAAGTCCATACAATACCCGACATCGCCCACTACAGACACAATGGAGGAAGACATGGCAACGGCAACGAAGCGGAAGAAGCAGCTGCTGGTTGACGAAAAGCAGGCCCGGGAGCTGCTGGCGGCGATGGGGTTCGCAGCGGCCGGCGATGCGAAGCGTGTGGCCATCGTGCGCAACCTGAACACGTTGGCCGAGATGGGTGAGGCGGACGTCCGCGAGCCCGAAGACAAGACGCTGAAGGGCCTGCTGGCGAACATCCGCAAGGCGCTGGGCGAGCACACCGAGATCGGGTTGGAAGGGGATGCGCCCAAAGCCGCGAGCAATGGGCATGTCAAGGCCCCAGCTGCTGCCAAGCCGGCAAAGGTCGCGAAGAAGGACAAGGTCGCCAAAAGCGACACCGTCCGCGGTCCGTCGAACAAAGAGCAGGTCTACAAGGCGTGGCTGAAAAACAAAGACAAGTCGGCCAAGAATGCTGAGGAGTACGCGAACGCCGTCAATCAAGCCGTCAAGGTGTCCACCATTCGCGGCTGGATTTCGGCCTGGGGGCGCGGCGACAACCTGCCGAGCTGTGCCACGAAGTAGAGACTGTTATGGGAAGCGGGACGCTAGTGGTAGTCCCATGCGGCAAGGCAAAGGCATGGGACGTCGCTCCCCGGCGCGGGGCGATTCAGGCGAAGTCGGCCTACATTGGCGGGCCGTTTCGCCTGAATCGCCGTTACGCCGAAAAGTTCGGCGATGTTTGGATGATACTCAGCGCCAAATACGGATTCATCTCGCCCGATTTCATGATTCCCGGCCCCTACGATGTCTCTTTCAACCGACCATCATCATCTCCGATAGCGGTTCGGTTGCTTTGCGAGCAGGTCTTGCGGATGAAACTGCATAGATTCGAGCAGGTGATTGGTTTGGGGGGCAAGGAATATTGCGCAGCAATTCGAGCCGCGTTCGCGAACAGCTCCGTTGATCTTGTCTTTCCATTCGTGGGCCTTCCCATCGGCAAAATGCTGGCAGCAGTCAAATCAACGCTCTCGCATCGATCTGGCGGATTATTTTCGAGGGGGACATGACCACCGTTACCCGCCGCCTGGAATTCGACTACGGTCACCGCGTGCTGGGGCACGGCGGCAAGTGCCGTTCGCTGCACGGTCACCGCGGCGTTGCTGAGGTAACGGTACGGGCCGACGGCTTGGATCGGCTGGGCATGGTGGTCGACTTTGGCAAGATCAAAGAGTTGATTGGGGGCTGGCTGGACGCCAATTGGGACCATGCGCTGCTGTTGAATGCCGCCGATCCGCAGCTATCCCATTTAGCAGCAACCGAGGAACGTCCGCCTTACGCCGTCAAGTACGGCAATCCGACCGCCGAAAACATGGCGCGAGAACTGTACGAAAAATGCCAAGAGCTGCTGACGGTTAGCGGGCTCGAAGTAACGAACGTGCGGCTCTGGGAAACGCCGGCCTGTTGCGCCGATTATCCCGGACATGGATACTAGATCAGTCCTAGCAAGGAGGTAAATCATGCTTGTTCTGAGTCGCAAAGAAGGCGAACAGATTGTCGTGGACGGTGGTATCACGGTCACGGTGCTGGAGGTGATCGGTAAGCGCGTTCGCCTGGGGTTCGTCGCCCCTGATGACGTCATCATCCTGCGGCAAGAAGTGCGGGACCGCATGAAGCAGCAGCAGGAGGAAGCCCAGTGATTACCCTGCCGAATGTCCAGCCCATCGAAAAGAGTGAGCCGCATCCCGAAGGATTGCTTGACGTCCATTCGGTATTCTACACGGTTCAGGGCGAGGGGCCATTTGCTGGACGTCCGGCTGTGTTTATTCGTCTGGCTGGCTGCAATCTCCAGTGCCCGCTCTGCGACACAGACTACACGAGCGGTCGTCGGCTTCTGTCGAAATTCCAGTTGATTATCGAAGTGTTGCAGCAACTGCGCGGCCCCTACCAGACGAATCATCCCGACCGTGACCTGATCGTCATTACCGGAGGGGAACCGCTACGGCAGCGGCTCGGAGATTTCATTGGTACAGCACTGGCCAACTTCGTCGTGCAAATCGAGACGAATGGCACGTTGTACGATCCATCGCTCTCCACTTTGTACGATCACCCCAAGTTGCACTTCGTCTGCTCCCCCAAGACGCCAAAGGTGGCACCCGAGATCGTTCGCCGCGTCGACGCATGGAAATACGTCATCAGTGCCGGACAGGTCGAGGCTGACGGGCTGCCGTCTGTGACACTTAACGGCTGTCGCCCCTTCCGTCCTTTACCACTGCATCAATACCATGACAAGGTCTATGTCCAGCCCTGCGATGAGCAAGATCCTGTCAAGAATGCAGCCAACACCAAAGCAGCGGTCGACAGCTGTCTACGCTTTGGCTATACCCTCTGTCTTCAGTTACACAAGATCGTTGGATTGGAGTAGTTATGCGAGCGATAGTTTCGCTGTCTGGCGGCTTGGATTCCACTGTGCTGCTAGCCCAAGTGCTGCGAGATATCCGTCCCAACGATCTGATGGCCGTCGCCTTCTACTATGGGTCCAAGCACAATCAATACGAAAATCAAGCGGCATCGCAGATCGCGGGCTACTACGAGGTGTCTTTTCGTCTCATCGATTTATCTGGTGTCATGGCGGGATTCCGTTCTGATTTGTTGTTGAGTGGTGGCGATATACCGGAGGGACACTACGAAGCAGAGAGCATGCGCCAAACAGTGGTCCCCTGTCGCAACCTGATTTTCGCATCTGTCCTTGCTGGTCTTGCTGAGAGCGTCGGAGCGGCGACCATGTATCTAGGCGTTCATGCGGGGGATCATTTCATCTATCCGGACTGTCGCCCACGATTCATCGACGCTGCACGAGAAGCCATTGCTGCTGCGACTGATGGCAAGGTTTCCTTACGAGTGCCATTTCTGCAACTTACCAAGGACGACATCGTGCGCGAGGGGCTGCTTCTGAACGTTCCGTTCGCACTGACACGCACCTGCTACAAGGCGCAGCCGCTCGCGTGCGGCAAGTGCGGAAGCTGCCAGGAGCGGCTTACCGCGTTCGCGGCCAACAACACAGAAGACCCGCTGTCCTACCTGTCTTGTGAATTGCTGTCGAAATGAGGAACGCATGGATGAACCGAAGCCGGCCGGCGATACCATCTGGTACTGTCAGGCCCGTCAAGCCGTTCTGTCGTTGTTGACGTACATTGGGGACGACCCCGAGCGCGAGGGGCTGCGAGATACCCCAGATCGCGTGCTGCGCAGTTACGATGAGCTGTTCGCAGGTTACAAACAAAAACCCGAAGACGTGCTGAAGGTGTTCGAGGATGGGGCCTGCGACGAGATGGTAGTGTTACGCAATGTCGAATTCCATTCTGTTTGCGAACATCACCTACAGCCATTTTTCGGTAGCGCCCACATCGCATACATCCCAGACAAACGAGTGATTGGAGTAAGCAAACTGGCACGAATTCTCGACATCTATGCTCGCCGTTTGCAGATACAGGAACGTCTATGTCAGCAAGTGACTGCTGCGCTGGACGAGCATCTGAAGCCGCTGGGGGCCGCTTGTATACTGGAAGCGACTCATTTCTGCATGGTTTGTCGCGGTGTACAGAAACAGCATTCGGAACTGGTAACATCGTCATTGACAGGGGCTTTTCGTGAATCCGTCGTGCGCCAAGAACTGCTCAGTCTCATCCGCGGGTGAAACCATGACCGAATTCTGGCCGCCCCGTTCACATTTCTTAGATTCCGGCGCATTTTCACTTTGGCAGAAATCGAAAGCGACGGCCTCCAGTTACAAGACGTACATGGATGAATACGCGGCTTTTATTCATGCCAATGAAATCGCGATTGATTACTACGCTAATGTCGACGTGATGTTTGACGCAAAGTTGTCTTGGGACCACCAGCAATATCTCGAAAAAGAGCACGGGCTTTCTCCCGTTCCAGTCATACACCTAGGAACAGATTTGCAGTGGATTCGACACTACATAAATCGGGGCTACCGATACATAGGTCTGGGCGGTATCGCAGCCTCGACAACTAGAAGAACGAGTAAGGAGTGGATTCGTCTGGTTTTCGATCAGCTGTGCAATAGCCGCGGAATCCCGCAAGTGAAAGTGCATGGTTTTGGAATCGGAGGACATCGGTCGATGGCTCAGTTTCCTTGGCATTCAGTCGATACAGTACGTTGGGCGCATCTTGGTAGCCGCGGATATTTAGTGTTACCGCTAACGAAAAAAGGTGTATGGACAGCCGAAAAGGATGCAATCATCATAAAAGTCGGTAATACCAAACAAAGTAATCAAGGCCATCTCGACACGCTGCCTCCGCTTCATCGTAGAGCTGTTTTGCGATGGCTCGATCATCTAGGGTTCTCCGCAGGTGATTTAGCTAATCCGAGAGTTTGGTACGCATGCTACCTTAAATATTATGAATGGCTGCGGAAACAATTGCAAAAGCTGCAACCCGATGGAAGCTATAAGCCCCTGAAGATTTACTACAGTGGCGCCGGAGCCAAAGGCGGACAACCTGAAACGGTGCTGAAAACAAAAGCTCGCATCATGCTATCTTTTTTCGACATACCGTGTCCCCGATTTGATAGACTCTTGCTTGCGAGGCTGTCCGGAGCCTCGGTATCGTTCTAGGGCCGCACAAATCTATTTCACGGCAGATGAAATGACTACGGAAAACGGCTTGTTTTTTCTGGACAGTGGCAGCTTCTCTCTTTGGACAGCCGCCACGAAGTACGGAAAGAAGCACGGAAAATCACCCTGGAGTTATTACGACACCAAAGAATTCTGGCGGTACATGGATGAGTACGCGGCCTTCGTCAAGAAATACCGAAAGTACATCGACTATTACGCCAATGTGGACGCGATCCCAGAACCAGAACTAACATGGCGTAATCAGCAGTACCTCGAAAAAGAACACGGACTGGCGCCGGTTCCGGTGGTACATTTTCGCACCGATCTGAAATGGCTGCGTCGCTACGTTCGACGTGGTTATGAGTTCATCGCCATCGGCGGCCTAGTAGGAAGCTTCGGATCGCCAGCATGTCGAACGTGGTTAGACCGCGTGTTTGATTTCGTTTGCGACACTCCAAAGCGGCTACCGAAAGTAAAACTGCATGGATTCGCCGTCACCGGATACGAATGTTTGTTGCGCTATCCGTGGTGGAGCGTGGATTCTGCTACGTGGACGAAGGTAGGGGCGTTTGGCGGTATCTTGCTACCGCACAAGCGTGGCGGTAGGTTCACATACGAAACAGAGCCCTACCAAATTACCATGTCGCAGGACGCCCCTACGCGAGCCAAGGGTAAGCACTACTCGACGCTGTCACCCGGTGAACAACGGATCGTGCGGGAATGGCTGAAACAGATTGGCGTACCGCTGGGCAAGAACGACAAGGACGGCAACGTTATCGAACATGGCGTCATCAATCGCCACAGCGAGCGCAAGATTGCCAACCTGTTGTTTTTCGAGGGGCTGCGCAAGTGGCTATCGGAATATCCCTGGCCATTCAAGCCAGCCAATCGCCGTCCGGCCGTTGGATTCTTCTCTGGTAATGGCAAGTGATCTTCCATGATCCTATTTTATTCTGGCCCCGAATCGGCTGGTAAGTGGGCGAGGGCTTTTGATGAAGAGGCGAACGGGGGGGGGCGTCTTTGCCGTTGCTACTGACATACATGAACATAGGAAGCAAGCAACGGTGGGTGTGGCGGGATCATAGAAAGCAGCGGACAGTGAAATGATCTTATTTTTTTCTGGCATAGGCTGCGAACCAAACAGCCGAAAATAGGGGGGGCGCCACATGATGTTCTCTTATTTCGATAATCGACAAGAAGAGCTGCAATCCCGTCTTCGTATTTGGTTCAAGCAACGTATCCGCCTACGCCGGTGGTTGAAAAGAAAACACATTGCCAAACAACCATGATAATTTTCAGCACTTGATTGAGATCGCACGATGATTATGTTCATTGCTGGAGTTCATCGACCTATTGACATTGCGATGGTGCGACGGTCGCGAACAGTTCCTTGTCTGCTCTGCACCTATTACGATATTTACGCCAGTGGCAAATCGTCAGCATTTGGTAAAAAGATCATGCGTCGCATATTTCATCGCAAGCAGAGTAAGCGGCCGTGGTAATTTTCTACAGTGGCGACGGGGGGGGGAGACCATACCACTGATCCTGAACGATACTTCGGGGCTGCGGCTACGCTGATGCTGACAGCTGTCAACTCAGTAGGCAAACGTAGGCCAGAGCCCCGTTTTCGGCTGGTATGCAAACAGAAGAGGGAAAGTTATTCGTATTTTTTTCTCGGGAAACGGCGACGGGACGCTGAAGATCACGCGATGTGATCCTGAGCTGGTGTTGCGCAAAGGCGATTTCATGCTCACCTATCATATGCTCTCAGGACAGGCCGCGGTGAAAATGCAGCAGGGCCGCTTCCGTCGCTATCGCCGTATGCGGAAGAAGTTACCCGCGTGATTCTGTTCTACTCAGGCAGTAACGGCAACAAAGATCTGGAACCAGAAGACGTCCTTGGGGGGGCGCTGCATTGATGTTGTCGTACTACCTGATTTCTTGTCCGAAAGAAGAGGGTAGTGGACAGATGCAAAACTATCGCTTCGGAAAGATGACGCATGATCCTGTTTTACTCGGGCAGCTGCGGCGCCCTACCCGGACGGAAGCTGGTTGGTGAACCGGAGATTGTGTTACGGGGGGGGCGTCGGGTATTCATGCTCTCATACTACCTGATAACCAATCGGATGCAGGATCAAAAGCTGCGATTGCGTCATTATGTACAGAGTAGGAAAACGAAATAACCATGCGTGAACGTCACATCAACCCCAGATCGAAACTCAACGAACAGAAACGCCGGCTGGCGGAACGGTACGGCGAATTCTATCACGACGGCGATCCGTGGACGCCAGCCGATGATGATATACTGTTGGACGGTTTCCTTGTTCATGGTTGGATTGCTTCTGGTCGGCCGCCCTCTTTCCACAGCGAAATGGGCAGGAGCCCCAAATCCATCTGGACACGGCTTTGGAAACTACCGGCCCGCTATCCAGACGTCGCTGGTTACGTTTCGACGAATCGGATCAACCGTGCCGGCGAACCGTTCAGCAAGCGGGAACTGGACCTGCTGGCTCTCTGTTTCGGCGAAGCGGGGCAGAAGAACGGGGCCTATAAACTGTCATGGATCGCCAAACTGACAAGCCGCAGCAAGCAAGAGATTCATGCCTGGATGCAACGTACTTTGAACACAGCCGCCGGTCCATTCAGCCGCCACGACAAAACAGAGCTGACTGATCTGGAGATAGCCCGGCGCCTCAGTCATCTGCTGAATAGCGCCGGTGCATTGAAACGTTTGATACTATCGCTCGGACAGGAGGAACATTGTGAAAATCGGACGTGAGCATTTCCTGCGTTGCCTGGAAGGTGTCGCCCCCGGCCTGGCTACGAGGGAGGTCATCGAGCAAAGTCAGTGCTTCATTTTTGTCAAGGGGCAGGTCTGCGCATTCAACGACGAAATCGCCTGCCGCGGTCCATCCGGTCTGGAGAAGGCGTTCACTGGCGCCGTCCAGTCCAAATCGCTGCTGGACATCCTGAAGCTGCTACCCGACGACGACATTGACGTCAGCGCAGGCGACGGCGAACTGCTGGTAGCAGGCAAACGTCGCCGATCCGGCATCCGCATGGAGAAGGAAATCCTGCTGCCCATCGACAGCATCGAAACGCCAACAGAGTGGCACAAGTTGCACAAGGACTTCTGCGAGGCAGTCAACATCGTCCACAACTGCGCAGACGAGAAAGACCCCAAGGCGGCCGCGAACGTTGTCCACGTCCATCCCAAATGGATCGAAGCCGGTACTGATTTTCAGGCATGCCGCTGGCGACTGAAAACGGGCTTCGCCGAACCGGCCATGTTCAAGCCGTCCAGTCTGAAGAACGTCGTATCGTTGGGCATGGTCGAATTCGGGGAAACGGCGGGCTGGGTTCATTTCCGCAATCCCAACGGATTGGTGCTGTCCTGCCGTCGCTATCTGGAAGACTACCCCAGCCTGACGGAATTCCTGGCCGAAGGCGGCGAGCCCGCTGCGTTGCCGAAGGGGCTGGCCGAAGCAGCCGCCCGCGCTGAGGTATTCTCTCAAGAGAATACTGACAACAACATGCTGGAGGTTTCGTTGCGGCCGGGGCGATTGGTATTACGCGGTACGGGCGTGTCCGGTTGGTTCGAGGAAACGCCCAAGGTAACGTACAACGGTCCCAAGCTGACGTTCCTGATTTCGCCCAAGATTCTGAGCGATATTGTCACCAAACACCGCGAGATGACGCTGACAACGGATCGGCTGCGGGTTGATGCGGGTGGGTACATTTACACGGCATGGCTCTTTCGGCCGAACGTGTCCCCTATCAGCAACGGCGATGGGACACATGAAGAAGCTACTGAAGTAGTCGAACAGGAGTCATGATGACGCAAAGTGCGTGGAACGCTGTGTTGGATTCGCTGTGGGACTTTCATCATCTGGCAGGTTGGAGCAAGGTGCCGGGCGTTGATCCGCGTGAGGTAGAGGAGCGGATGCTGGCAGGTGGGTACGACGACATTGACCGGATGCTGGTAGACACTGAGACGATTGGGGCTGCATGATGGACAGCAATAATCCACCATGCTGTCGACGCTGCGGCAGGCAATTCGGCGATGTGTTTCGCGAAGTAGTGGCGTGCCCAGATTGTTACGCATGTACCAATTGCCGACGGTTGTTCCCTTGGTCAGTTGAAGATCCGCCGCCATTGGGATTGTGCAGTGATTGCGCCGAAGCTGATGATTACGCAATGGGGGCAGAATGATGGCCGGTTTCTTTTCCGCCGTCACAACCCGTTCGCTCAAGCTGCTGGTCCCGCCGCAACCACAATGCTGGACGTGTAAGCTCGACAAGAAGTGCGCAAGCCCTCGCATGCCGATTGATGGAGACGGCGCCCGCAAAATCCTCATCTGCGGTGAAGGCCCCGGTGAAAACGAAGACCTTGTCGGCCGGCCGTTTGTCGGACCCGCTGGTGATCTGCTGAAGCAAACGCTGCGTCGGTTCAAGTGCGAACTGACCCGCGATTGCTGGATTATGAACGCCATCGCCTGCCGCGCTAGCGACGCCAAGGGCAAAAACCGTCAACCTACCGACAAGGAAATCGGCTACTGCCGTCCTACCGTCGTCAACGCTATCAAAGCACTGAAGCCCGAGCTGGTGATCCTGTTGGGCAAACACGCGGTCAAGTCGGTCATCGGCTGGCTGTGGAAGGAAGACCCCGGCGAAGTCACCAAATGGGTCGGTTGGCGCATCCCCAACCAGCAACTAAACGCCTGGGTAGCACCCGTTTGGCATCCTAGCCACGTCCTACGCAGTGCTCAGCGGTTCAACGACAAGCCCGACCCATTGGTGCTGAACGATTTTGAAAAGCAGTTGGAATGGGCGCTGAAACTGAAGGGACGGCCGTGGCCGGACGGCCCGCCTGACTACAAGGCGATGGTGCGGGTGGAGCTGGACGCGAACAAGGCAGCAGCAGCGGTGCGGAAGATGACGGCGGTGGGGAAGCCGCTGGCGTTCGACTATGAAACTACCACTTTGAAGCCGGACGGGGCGCATGCCGAAATCTACAGCTGTTCGGTTAGCGACGGGGTGATCAGCGTCGCTTACCCCTGGCACGGGGAAGCGATCCAAGCCACTAAAGAAATGCTCCTGTCGGACTCGCCCAAGATCGGGCAGCATATTCAGTTCGAGATTCGGTGGTCGTTGGCCAAGCTGGGCGTGATGCCGCGGAACTGGAAGATCGACGACATGCTGGCGTCTCATGTAGCGGACAACCGGCGGGGTATCACCGGCGCCAAGTTCATGACGTTCGCGCTACTAGGTGGGGAAAGCTACGATGATGAAATCAAGCCATTTCTGACATCCAAAGGGGGTGGCAATTCACCCAACCGCATCCGCGAGGCCCCGCTACAAAAACTGCTGCTGTATAACGGGATGGACTCGTTGGTGGAATGGCACATCGCACAAAAGCTGGCGCCAAAAATGGGGTTGAAACTGTGATAGTGGTTGATCGCGGCCATGAATACCTATTGGACCCGCTAGACGGAGAACTGCTCCAAACGCTTACATTCGTCAAGCGAGAAGGGACCAAGTACCCCGGCAACATTGGCCATCACCCTGGCACGACGATGCAAGAAGTGCTGCGGGCGTTGATCGACCGCGCCGAATATGTCAACAGCCAGTTGCCCTGTGCGGAAACCGAAGCGGGTATCGGTTTGCTGAAGGCTGCGTTGTTCGTGTTCGAGGCACGGGCCGCTCGTTACCATGATCGACAATTGACCGCGACGCTGGACGAAATTGTTAAGGGCGTTGGCAAATGTCCTAGATGCGGACACGTTGGATGTGCGTCTCATGCCCTACCATCGCCACAAAACCCTTTTGGGGAAAACGATGAACGAGAAACCGAAGTTGGCCGGCTTAGTCCGTGACGATCCCAAGTCGCCAGAGGGCAAATACCTTGTAAAGCGCAGGGATGGTACGGTGGTTGAGTGGCCCAACTTCGTGCTGGGTGCCCGTGATCCGCACGCCGCTGTCGCTTTGCGGGCCTACGCGGACAGCATCGCCAACGATCCTGACGTACATCCCGATTTCCCCGCACGTCTGCGTAGGCTGGCTGACGAATTCGACGCCTACCGCATTACGCATGGGCAGGGTGATCCGACGCGTGGTCTGCACCGCAGGGATGACCCCGACACTATCGCTGAGATGCGGAAGGGGCATAGCGCCTGATGACCACGTTCAATGACGCCTGCTGCCCCAAATGCAAGAAGCGGTTTGGCTGGCAAGGTTCCTGTAAGGATCATCTCGGTTGCCCCCGCTGCGGCTGGAAACCTGATCCGAAAGAACTGGACAACGACACCAAGGAACTGGAAGACTTCCGTAAGTACCTGACCGCCCGCGCCGCTGAAAAGAAAAGGAAAACCGATGGCAAAGAAACGTAGCGCAGGTGAATCAATCGCGGCGAAAGCGGCCTACGTCAAATCGCAGGGGCAGACACGCAATCATCACTGCCACTGGCCAAATTGCCCGAAACAATGTCCGCCGGCTATGTGGGGCTGTTCCGCGCATTGGTTCAAGCTGCCGGCCTATTTGAGGGCAAAAATCTGGAAGAGCTATCGGCCGGGTCAAGAAGTAAACCTGACGCCGTCGCGGGAATACTTGGAAGTGGCGGAAGAAGTCCAGCGATGGATCAAGGAGCATACGAAGTGACTCCCATCGAAAAGAAATAGGAACTGATGGCAGCGTTGGCTGGATACAAACGCTGGATCGCTGAAAGCGAACCGCTCTATGGTTGGAACTACCGAACCAACGCTCCCGGCCAATACTACTACGATCATTACCACAGCTTCATCAACCCGTTGGAAATATCGGGAACCTACCGTTTCAACATCCAAATGTACGACGGACCTACTGGCGACACTTGGTGGAACGGAGAGTTTCGGGAACTGAACGGCGGCACGGACGTGGAGATAATGAAGGAAGGTGGGAAGTACCGATGATGGGCAACGTGGATGCCACCTATGCCGATTTGATTTGCAGCATACTGGATGACGGCGAAGAATTGATGACACGCAATTCGGTTTGCCGTCGCATGGTCGCTATGCAAATCGAATTTAACGTCGTGCCTCTTGTGTCAGCCCGCAAAACGGCATGGAAGAATTGCTTGCGTGAATGGGAATGGTTCATGAGTGGATCGTGTAACATCTGGGATTTGCATGAAAAAGTTCGTTCGTGGTGGCAGCCGTGGGCAAATCACATAGGCAATGTACCATTCAATTACTCGCAGCAGTTTCGTAATTTTCGTGGATCGTTAATCGGCAACATCGCAGTGGACCAAATAGCACTGATGCTCGATGGGGTGCAAAATCATCCATTCAGCCGTCGGAACGTCATCACTACTTGGAATACGGCGGATATGACTCATTCGTCTTGCCCGATTACCAATTGCCACGGCACCATCATTCAAGCATTCGTTGGGAAGAACAATGGGCTGACGTTGGTTACATACCAACGGTCGGTAGATGTGATCTGCGGACTGCCCCACAATTGGTTTCAGTATTGGGCGTTCTTGATGTGGTTAGCATATCGGACCGGGCGGATCGCGTCCAAACTGGTTTGGATCGGCGGTGATGTTCATATCTATCAAGCCCACTACGATCTGGCGCGGCGTATCGCTGATGCGAAAAAGCAATGTTTGCGAACGCCCGGTCTCGTCTATACCCCAACGTCCGAAGATTTCAAAGCGGATGATTTTTCATTAGACAAGGAATACCAGCCCGTGTTGCAAGATCGCGCAGAGATGATCGTCTAGGAGAATCCATGTTCGACAAACTCAGTCCTACCGCTGTCTCCAACCTATTCTGTATGGGCACCTGCGCCCCTACTGATGCCCACCAGCAGGTTCCCGCCCAGCCCAGCCCAGCCTGATGAAGCGACACGCCGGCTGCGGGCGGAACTGATACTGGAGGAAGCGCTGGAGACGATCTACGCTCTGGGGTTTGAGGTCGATACCGATTTTGAGGGACCGGACAGGTTGAAACTGCATGGTCATTGCCCAACCATTCTGAAGGATGTCATCGACGGCTGTTGCGACACAATATATGTCTGCATCGGCACCATGCTCTCCTGCGGTGTTCCTGACCTGCCCCATCTGGCCGAAGTATGTGAAGCGAACGACAGAAAATTCCCCGGCGGTCAGGCGACATTCAGTCCATCAGGTAAGTTCCTGAAACCGCCCGGCTGGATTGGCCCCGATCATGCCAAGGTGATAAAGGAAACCAACGGGCTGAACCTGCGTGTTGCGCAAGAGATCATTCTGCGGCATCGGGGAGGCCGCTGATGCAGAAGGTCGTTCCCGATTCACCGCGGGCGTTCAAGCTGTTCATGGAGGGGGCGCTGGCGCTAGCGAAAGTTGAAGCGAACGGAATTCGTATCGACATTCCCTATCTGGAACGGGTCACGGTCCAAGTTACCAATCAGATCGAGGAACTGGAACGACAGCTACGTGCGGACGATGTTTACAAAATCTGGCGACGTCGCTTTGGCATGAAGGCCAATCTGGACAGCGGCCCGCAGTTGGCCCATGTTGTCTTTCAGGAACTGAAACACAAAAGCAAGACGGTAACGGCGACAGGGCGGGACAGTACCAATGAAGCGGCGTTCGCTGGCATCAAGCTGCCGTTCCTGAAGCCGTACTTTCGCTGGAAGAAGTTGTGCAAGCTGCGGGGCACCTATCTCAAGGGGATCACGCAAGAAGTCTGCAACGGCCGGCTGCATCCATCATTCAACCTGAATACCGTCATCACATTTCGGTCTTCGTCAAGTTCGCCCAACTTCACCAACATCCCCATCCGCAACAAGGAAATCTCCAAGTACATCCGCACGGCATTCATACCTGACGGGCCAGATTGGGTCATCGTCGAGAACGATTTCCGAGGCGCAGAAGTGCGGGTAAGCGCGTGCTACCATCACGACCCGACGCTGGTAGACTATCTGGTCAACCCCGATAGTGACATGCACCGAGACGCCGCCCTGGACAATTTCCTCATCACCCGAGAAGAATGGAACCAGATTGCCAAGGAAGATGCAGGACCACTCAGGAATCTGTGCAAGGGGGCATTCGTTTTCGCACAATTTTACGGCAGCGTCTATTTCCAGTGCGCCCCGTCATTGTGGCGGACTTCCCGCTATCTGCGTGGACCCAACAAGATTCCCATGAGGCGCTGGCTGGCTGCAAAAGGTATCACGAAATTGGGGGCATGCAATCCCAAGCATGCGCCCGCAGTCGGTACATTTGAAGCGCAGGTAAAGTCAGCAGAAGACGAACTGTGGCAGAACCGCTTTCCCGTCTACACCCTATGGAAGGAACAATGGTGGCAGGCGTACCGTCGTAAGGGTTGGTTCGCCATGCATACTGGCTTCAAGTGTTCAGGGATATATAAGAGGAACGAAGTCCTGAACTACGTGATCCAAGGAGCCTCATTCCATTGCCTGTTGCAAGTGCTGGTCTGGCTGCAACAGTGGATTGAAAAGCACAAGATGCGGGCAAAGATCGTTGGCCAGATCCATGACTCAATCATCAGCAGCGTGCCCCGTAGCGAACTACAAGACTACCTGAATGCCGTTCGCCATTTCGTTTCAGTCAAGCTGCCAAAAGAATGGCCGTGGCTGGTAGTGCCGATGGAGGTTGAGGCGGATATTGGGGAAGCGAACTGGTTCCAGAAGAATCCGTGGGTTGATAGGAGCGGTGAATGGGGGCCGAAGGGATGAAAAATACCAACGGGGAATACGCTGCTTTCCTCAAACACAAATCCGTTCAAGGACGTCGGCATGGATTTGCCCCGACGTTCTTACCGGACTGTCTCTTTGATTTTCAAAAGTATCTGGCGGAGTGGTCAATTCGTCAGGGCTGGGCAGCGGCCCTCGCCGATTGCGGCCTAGGCAAAACACTTCTATCATTGGTCTGGTCTGAAAACGTGGTACGACATACCAACAGCAATATTCTAATTGCGACACCTTTGGCTGTAGGACGGCAGTTCGTTCAGGAGGCCGAACGTTTCGGCATGATTGCTCATCGCGTCAAGGGCGGAGCATTGCATCGCGGGATCAACGTCACCAATTACGAGCAATTGCACCATTACCGCCCTACTGATTTTCAGGGCTTTGTCGGTGATGAACTGAGCTGCATCAAGAATTTCGACGGCAAAACACGGCGAGTTGTTACTGAATTCATGACGAAGGTTCCGTATCGTTTGGGCTGTACCGCTACTCCTGCCCCCAACGATCACATGGAGATTGGTTCGCTGTCTGAAGCATTGGGCATCATGCCTCGTGGGCAAATGCTGGGCATGTTCTTCACCAACGGTGGGGAAGATACGCAGCATTGGGCGTTAAAGGGACATGCCCGTACACGCTTCTGGGAATGGATGTCAGGATGGGCACGAGCGGTACGGCTACCTTCTGATCTGGGCTACGCCGACGGTGCATTCATCTTACCCGAATTGGTTGCGGAACGAGTCGTACTGCCCAATGATTTCCGCAATGGTTTTTTCCCTTATCAGGCGAATACTCTGGCCGAGCAGCGCGAAGAAAAGAAACGAACGGCGGAACGACGCTGCCAGAAGGTAGCTGAACTACTACCAAGAGACCGGCCCGTTCTTGCCTGGTGTCAGCTCAACAAGGAAGCGGCGCTATTAGAACGATTCATCCCCGGAGCGGTACAGGTTAGCGGTGCTGACCGTGATGAGGAAAAGGAAGAGAAACTAATGGCGTTCACCAGCGGCCAGATACGGGCGCTGGTGACGAAGCCCAAGATCGCCAGTTTCGGCCTGAACTGGCAGCATTGCGCAGACGTGAGTTACTTTCCAACGCATAGCGTGGAACAATACTATCAGGCACTGCGGCGGTGCTGGCGATTTGGGCAGAAGAATCGTGTCAATGTGCGGCTGGTTCATACTGAAGCAGAAGGCAAGGTAGCGGCCAATATGCTGCGCAAGGAACGGCAAATCTGCGAGATGTATGCTGGCATTTGCGCCAGCATCAATCAGGTATTGCGCGATAACTCTGCTAACGGTGTGGCGCAACAAATCATGGAAGTACCGGCATGGTTGAATAAGAGGGATTCATGTCAATAGCCAATGTCTACAAACAAACAATCACTCCTCAGTACGCCCTATATTGTGGCGACTGCATGGATATTCTGAAAGGAGTGCCGGCGGAATCAGTAGGATTTTCCATCTTTTCGCCGCCGTTTTTTTCGACTTGTACTCATACAGCGATGACCCCCGCGACCTGAGCAATTGCCGATCCTACAAGGAATTCCTGACGCAGTTTGGCTATCTGGCTGCCGAACTGTTTCGGGCGCTGGCATCGGGCCGCATCGTGGCGGTACATTGCATGGACTTGCCAACGTACAAACGCAATGGCGAAGAAATCGGCCTGAAAGATTTTAGCGGTGACATCATCCGGCTGTTTCAGGAGCACGGATTTGTCTTCCATTCCCGCCATTGCATTTGGAAAGACCCGCTGATAGCGGCGGTTCGCACTCATGCGGTTGGGCTGGCTCATCAACAACTGGTCAAGGATTCCGCGATAGTGCGGACGGGCATACCCGACTATTTGCTGGCGTTCCGCAAGCCCGGCGAAAACGCCAAACCGATCAACAACGAGAACGGCCTGACGGTCTATTACGGGGAGCGGTCCGTACCGAAGCAGTTGAAGATGCATACGGACCCACGCAAGAACAAACGGGCGCATTGGATCTGGCAGCAATATGCGTCGCCGGTCTGGTTTGATATCGACCAGACGCGAGTGCTGCCCTATCGGCAGGCCAAGGACAAGGATGATGCCCGTCACATATGCCCCTTGCAATTGGATGTGATCGAACGTTGCATGGCTTTGTGGTCTGCCCCCGATGATGTGGTGTTTTCTCCATTCATGGGAGTGGGAAGCGAAATCTACGTGGCGGTCAAGAATGGCAGAAAGGGCATTGGGGCAGAACTGAAGAAGTCGTACTATCGACAGGCCGTAGCGAACGTGGAACATGCAGCACGCCTCTACCGACAGTCCACTGGAGACAACGATGCCTGAAACGAATACTGCCCCGCAGACTGAACGTAATGGGGATGAGGCCAGTCAGCTCTACCGCAAATGGCGGCCGGCGCGATGGGCGGACGTCGTCGGACAGCCAGACGCAGTGCGGCAGCTATCTGACATGGTCAAGGCTCGCAAAGTGCCGCATGCCATCATGTTGACTGGACCATCAGGTACGGGGAAAACCACGATGGTCCGTATCATGCAAAAGAAGCTACAGTGTGCTGAGGCTGATTACGCAGAAGAGGATTGCGCCGCTTGGGATGAACCGATCAACGTAGCGCGCAGGATCAAATCGCGCATCGGCATTTCCCCCCGTTCAGGCAAGTGTCGCATCTGGTTTTTCGAGGAGGTGCAGTCGCTAAGCAGAACTTCGCATGCACAACAAGCGTTGTTGAACATGCTGGAAGAAACTCCGTCTCACGTCTACTTCTTCCTGGCTACCACCGATCCCGAAAAGGTCATCAAGGCTATCCGTACCCGTTGCGAAGTGATCGCTCTCAAACCGCTGAGCATTACGGACCTGACGACGCTGGTCAAAACGATTGCGGACAAGGAAGGACTACCCGTCAAATCACAGCTGATCGATCAAATCGTGCAACGAGCGGAAGGCAGTGCCCGCACCGCACTCAACGATCTGCAAAAAGCATTGCGATACACTGATGACGCTGAACGACTGGCCGCGCTGGCGCCTGAAGGCGTACAGAAAAAGGCGTTCGATCTGGTCAAAGCATTGCTCTGGCAACAAGGCAGATGGGACGCGGTGGCGAAGATACTGAAGGACGTCAAGGAAGGCGGCGAAGACCCCGAGATGGTGCGGCGGCTGGTGATGGCCAACGCAGCGGATACTGCAATGAAGGCAAAGGACGTCAAATCTGCGGGCACAGCGGGGTTGATACTGGAGACGTTCCGCGATCCCATGTACAACGCTGGCCGCAACGGGTTCAACGGACTGGTCTGGGCGTGTCTCGAAGTGGTTCGCGGCCGCGGTGGTTGATTGGGATACTAAATCGGGGATATGCATGGAAGACTGGCGAGATACCTGGCGACGAGGCATTGTCCATCAGCTGCCCGAAAAGGGGCTGGAAGCATTGCGGGAAGCGTTGGTATCGGACGACGCTCGGTTGATACAGGGCGTAACCTGTTCGCCACCACCAGTGCAGTCAGTACGTGATTGGCCTATCGAATCGGCGGACGCAATAGTGTTCTGTTTCTGGATGGATGCATCAGCTGATCCAAATGCGTCCGATGCAACAGTTGAGGAAGCTGAGGAATTCTTCGCCAAGGTTTGTTATGAGTGCGATCAGATACTAGGCGAACCGGCCGGCTGCCGCTGGTTTCTGCGTCCTTACGATGATAGCCCCCGCGACGAAATCTTTACCGCATTGCACGCAGAAGTCATTCGCGAACTGGTACGACGCCGCACCCGTACTGGTATTTTCGCCGCAGCACAGAAGATGCTGGACGGAGTGCTGTTGCTGCCCCTGGACATGGGCAAACTGCTGATCCTGGCAGATTGGCTGGAAGAACGCGGGGAAGAAGCGGGATACTTAAGGGTGTGGGCAACTGAGGTGCAGGATGATTCGGTTGTTTCTCGTGACCATTGATGTTCCTGACGGTGCGACAATCGCCGAGATGGAACAGTACATCGAAGAAGCTGTGTCCGTTTGGGCCGGCAGCAAAGACCAAACGGAAAAGGTTCATCGGTTCGACCGCAGTTCCGTCAAGGTTCGCCGCGTTCAATCCGGAGATACATTGAAATGAAAACCGACAAAGAGCCCGATTTCTTCGTATTCGACCGTTTCCGGCTAGAGGTTGAACTGGAAAACCACGTTCGCCTCTATCACCAGTACGCAACGATCCTGGCTGATGTCCGCCAGGATCATGAACGGGCCAAGGCGCAACGAGAAGTAGTCGCCGCCGAAGTCGCGCAGGAAGTACGCAAGAACCCCGAGGCTTTTGGGCTGGTGAAAGCACAACCCAAAGAAGCAGTCGAGGAAGCGGTCTTGTTGGACCCACGTTACCGCAAGGCACTGTCCAAGGAAATCACTGCCAAGCACGCCGTCGATATGGCGCAGGCTGCGGTAAGTACACTGGAACATAGGAAGACCGCGATTTCCAAGGAGGTTGACCTCTTTTTGAGCGGCTACTGGGCCAAGCCGCGGGTATCAACGGACGCAGCCCGCGAACACATGGATGAACACCGCCGTAATGAAGCCGTGACTGCGTTCCAAAGCAAGCATCGGCGGGAGCGAAACACCGATGAGTGAATTCGGCTGGTACTGCTTCGGGGCGATGACGATGGCCGGACTACCGTTCGGCCTGTATGTCTGCGTAAAACTGGCCCGCCTGGGATGGTTGCGAGCCAACGAATTGAAGAACGATCCGACACACGAAGGAGAATGACTAATGGCGAAGAGTCAGAGGGAAAAGGCGAAGGAACAGGCACGGAAGACGTCCGCGGCCGAGTGGTCGAAGAAGCAGTCCGAGACTCGTGGACCGACAGCGGTCAAGCTGCCAGAAGGCGTTGAGTGGTTCGACCTGACCGAAGACGTGCTGTCGTTCGACATCATGCCCTACATCGTGGGCGATGCGGTACGCAATCCCAGCGCTGACGCAGGGTTCCAGCACTGGGAATTGACCTACGCACAGCATTCGGTGCCCGAAGCGGACGGCGGCTTCGGCTACAAGTGCTGCTGTCTGCGTGAGGTGTACGACGCCCCCTGCCCTGTCTGCAAGATGCGTAACGAACTGCCGCGGGTGCCCAAGGGGGAATCCGATCCGTTGCAGCCGCAGCGGCGCAATCTGTTCTGGGTCAACGACAAGCCGGGCAAGTTGAAGAACCCGCTCAAGGTGCTGAGCGCCGCCTACTTCAATCGCGGCTTTGGCTTCGGCCAGCAACTCAAGGTAGCCATCGACGCTCTGCGCGGGGACAAGGACTTCTTCGACCTGAAAACGGGCCAGACGCTGCGGGTGGCGATCACCAACAAGAAATACCGGCAGGTCGGCCGCATCGATTTCCAGCCGCGTGAGTACGAATACCCCGATGACATGCTGGAGCGGACGTCGTCGCTGGAAGCCATGCTGATTCGCCCCGATCCCAAGAAGCTGACGATGTTGCTGAACGCCGGCAGCGTTGACGCTGAAGATCATGACGACGATGAGGCCCCGCGCCGGTCTCGTGCGTCGGACAATGGGGATGATGAAGACGCGGCCCCTACCAAGGCGCACAAGGACGCCGACGATGACAAGGATACTACTGAACCGGCGGAGGATTTCGTCATCGGCGGGATGGTGATGTACAAGAAAAAGGAATGCGAGATCACCGCCGTTTCATCCAAGGGGCTGCTGGCGCTGGAAGATGAAGAGGGGACGGCCTACGCCAAGATCAAGCCGAGCGACGTCACCCGCATTCAAGAAGAGGAAGATACGCCGGAAGACGATGATGATGACAAGGACGATGCACCGGCCCCGAAGCGCAAGGCGTCGGCCGTCAAGGAAGATGATGAATCGGATGACGAGGACGACGAAGAGCCGGAGGAAGATGAAGACGATGGGGATGACGAAGACCCGGAAGATGACGAGGACTAACTGAGCCACAAGGGGCGTTCGGTGCGTATCAGCGGACGTTCCTTCCTGCCTGTTGCCGTTCGCAGGGTGGAAAAAGAACGGCTGGAGGATTGGAGCAATCACGGGGTATTGCAGGCTGAGGAACGTAACCCGGAGGGGATGGAAACTCCCCACAGCCGATCTGGTTCGATTCCAGACAATCCTGCTGGAACAGAGGCGTATGGATAGGGAGGACAGGCAAGGACGCCGCATGAATCGGTGGTGTACGGCGCACGCCAGTTTGTCCTCAGAACCAAACTGGAAGAGCAGGGTTCGACTCCCTGCCCGATATCTTGGGGATGGTCAGCTACCGGACAAAGGCATAGACCGAGTACACGGGGTGCCGACCATCCCCATGTTTGGGGTGTAAGCGGATAGGAAGCTCTGGCCCATAGCCGGGTAATTCGTTGGTGCAAATCCAACCGCCCCATCTAGGAAGTGCTGGGCAATGACCACTTGGAGCGGTGTCAGTTGGACTGGTCAATCGTGACTGGCTTTGAACGGCCTAAATAGCACGAGTGGTAGCTCGGCACTTCCTAATCATCGAGACGTGTGGACGGCTAGCCATAGACCCGTCCGGCAACGGACCCGGTGCAACTCCGGACGTCTCGTCTTCAAGGAACTTTCAACATGGCCAGCAAGACTGTCGAACGCATGAAGAAGAAACTGCTCGCAGACAAACCTCCGGCAGGCCGTCCCGATTTCAAGATGGGGCTGTCTACTGGCTTGACGCTGCTCAATCTCGGTTTGACCAGTCGTCCGGGCGTTGGGTTGTTCCCATCGATGTACTACATGCTGGTAGGGGACAGTCAGGCCGGCAAGACGATGGCCGCTTTGCAGATGCTGGCGGAAGCATCCATCAATTCGCACTATGACAACTACCGCCTGATCTATGACCCAACTGAACGCGGTGCCTTGATGGACGTGCGCAAATTCTTTGGTGGCAGGTTGGCGGATCGGCTGGAACCACCAACGAAGAAGGGAGCATCACGCACGCTCAACCAGTTCTACGACAACGTCACTACCGCGGTCAAGGAAGGCCGCCCCTTCATGTATGTTCTGGACAGTGAGGACGCACTGAAGACGGAGGCGGGCAGCAAGGGGAAGGAATACGGCACCGACAAGGCAATGATGAATTCGTCAGAGATGCGTGGCGCCCACAACGGTCTGGACGAAACCAAACCTGGCAGCATCCTGATCGTCGTCAAACAGTCCCGCGTCAACATCGGCAATCCGTTCAACCCCAAGACACGTTCTGGCGGACAGGCGTTGACGTACTATGCCACATCAGAAATCTGGTTCAGTCTGGGTGGTGCCATCAAAAGCAAAGTGCTGGGCAAGGAACGGGAAATCGGCTCTTACCTCGTGATGCACGTCAAGAAGAACCGCGAGAACGGCCGCCATCATCGCATTCGCGTGCCGTTCTATCCGGGGTTGGGCATGGACGACGTAGGCAGCTGCGTCGATTTCATGATGGAAGAGAAACGCTGGAAGCCCGCCAAGGGCAAAGATGGCGGCGATGACGACAAAGATACCAGCAAGGCGAAAACGGTCATTGCCCCGGAATTCAATTTCGAGGGACCAAAGGAGAAGCTAATCGAACAGATCGAAGAGCAAGACAAGGTCAAGGAACTGCGCCTGCTGGTCAGTCAAGTCTGGTCGGAGATCGAAGCAGCATGCGAAGTGAACAGGAAGCCCCGTTATGAGTAAAGCCTGGAAACTTCGCGTCATCCGTCTGATGACAGATGACAAATTCACGTTCATGGATTGGGAAGCGATGGTGTCCCCGGATGGGCTGCTGGCCATTCACAGGCCGATAAACGACGTCCCCGGCTACAAAATCACCGCAGCGTCCGTCGGCTACAGCTTGTGCCGTTGCAAAACGCAGATACGTGCTATGGCCATCGCCAAGGAACTGCTGCGGCATTACGCGGTGCGGGAAGCGCTGCGGTTGAAAGACCCGCTGAAGATGGTAGAGAAATTCCCACCAGAAGCCCGCCGCTGGTTGTTCGATACGTTCAAATCGGAAGCCGATCCGGGACCGTTGGTACTGACGAAGGAGGCCAAATAATGCAAGTCACCGAAGCAATGGTCTGCGCTGCTGCGAACAAGCTGCCTCCATACAGCCACTGGACCGATGCAGACGTGCGCAACGCTCTGGTCGCCGCACTGGAAACTGCGAATGAGCCAAAGCCCAAAATCACCATCATCAGCTATCACGGTGACGCGATCTACCTTGGCGACGTCTTGATTCACGACGGCTACGGAGATCGCTATTCGTGCGCTTACCGCGTCCTACAGGCGTTGGGCTATGAAGTAGAACGGCGGAACGTGGATTGCCACAATGAGATGCCGCGTTCCGCTGGAGACCTTCATCGTCCGCAGCCGCCGAAGTCGTTGCACGAACTGAATGCCCATCTGCTGAACCTGAAACGGCAACGACGCCGCGACCAGATCAAGGGCATGCGCGATACACTGAAGCGGCTGGAGATGGAAGAATTGAAGGACAACATGGACGTAGCGTTGACGAAGGAGCGATGACATGGAGAGCGGACAGGCAGATACTGCTGTGTCAATTCGGGACGCCGCTACGGCTGCTTATGAGCAGTACGGTTATACCCCAATGGCCGTCGAAGAAATGGTGGTCGTGATTCTGGCCAATGCCATGACGGTACGTGCGGCGGTAGAAATGGCCGCCAAAGAAGCCTTGCGAGAAGTCCAGCGGGAAGCCCGCTGCGTGATTGCCCGTGATTGCGGGTCGCCGCGAACCTACAGTCGCCGGTTTCGTGATTCGATAGTAGTGGCATGCGGCAAGTTCTACAACTGGCCGTTGCCTGATGGGACGCGGCTATCCGTCGCTACTCGAACGCAGGTGATGAAATCGGCTGTAGGATACCGCCAACGTGAGATTGGTAACGCCCGGCAGGCTGCGTTCCTCGAAGCAGTGGCAGCGGGAATGCAGGACGGGCAGATGGTTGCAGATGCCTGGACTGAGGCGCAACTGGCCGGACTGATGAAGGAAGCGATGAAGTAACTGACCCCTCCGATAGAACCGCTCCGAGAGAATGAGCTAAGCAGACAGATAGAACTGAAATGGCGGAACGAACTGCGGAGTATGACAGAACTGCCCCGAGAGAATGAACTGGACCCTCAGACAGAACTGCACGAACAGAATGAATTGCACTGACAGACAGAACTGTATCCCCTGAATGAGCTGAGACGAAAGATAGAACTGCAACGATTGAATGAGCTGCTGCTGACAGAACTGCTATCTGTGAACGTCCCTTTTGCAAACAGGAGAAACCCATGAAGACGACGAACGGAACCGCCCCGCTGCTGATGGAGCCGGAAACGGCGCGGTACACCAAGGACCAGCTGGCTGAAGCTCACACGTTCGACCGCGAACAGATGGCCGCAGCCGTAGGCATGTACTACGGCATCCAGAAACTGCGTGTCGGCGCCCGCAACAAGGAGTCGGCACATGAACGCAGTACCGATATCCTTGCCGATCCGGTCCTCATTACGGAGATGAAGCAGCGGCTGGAGCGACTGGAAAGAGAATCAGCCCGGGTGCTGCGGGAATTCGCGCAGGCCCGCCCATTGGGCCGTTGGGCCATGAGCATCGCCGGGGTAGACGCGGTGATCGCCGCGGGGCTGCTGGCCCATATCGACGTTGCCCGTGCTCAGACTGCGGGTGCGATCTGGCGTTTTGCTGGATTGCTGGACCCCAAACTTCAGCCGTGGGAACGCGGTCAGAAACGGCCGTGGAATGCTCGACTCAAGACACTGTGTTACAAGTTGGGCGAATCCTTCAAGAAGCTGACCGTAAGCGAAACGTCCCTGAACGGGGACGACGATGTCATCGCCGAGAAGGTGCTGAAGGAACATGCCGACAAGGGCATCGAACTGTCTGGTACTGAACTGCTGACGAAGGTGAAGGCCAAACGGGCACGGGCGCAGAAGCGTGCCAGCAGCTTGCAGAATGACAATTACCTCTACGTCAGGCTGTACAGCGAACGCAAACAACGAGAGACGCAGCGGAACGATGCGGGGTTGTTCCGCGAGCAAGCATTGGGACGGTTGGAACTGGCCAAACGCAAGGGGCTGGCGATTTCCCCTGACCAGAAGAAGCTGTGGGCAGACGGACGTTTGCAGCCTGTTGGAGTGGATCGGCGGGCAGCTCGCTACGCGGTGACGATTTTCCTCAGCCACTACCATCAGATAGGCCGCGAGATTCTGGGGCTGCCGATGCCGAAGCCGTGGGTGCTGGAACATGGCGGACACGTCCACTACATCCCGCCGCCGTGCTGGCCAGTGAGCGAATAACTGAGGTGTTGGAATGAACTGTGGAGTCAGACAGAAATGTCGCACGCGAATGAACTGCTTCCTTTGATAGAACAGTGACCGCGGAATGAACCGAGAGCCGGGATAGAACTGCTGCGAATGAATGAATTGCGGTGCAAAATAGAACCGTGACACGGGAATGAATTGTAGACACCGATGGAACTGTCCACAAGGAATGAACTGAAGACACAGATAGAGCTGCGGCTTTGGAATGAATTGTCGCAAAAGACAGAACAGCGAACGAGGAATGAACTGGATGCATAGATAGAATCGCCACGGCTGAATGAACTGCTTGCTCAGACAGAAAAGTGCCCTGACTGAATGAACCGAAAAGAAAGATGGAACTGCTGCCTCGGAATGAACTGCGTGCCCAGATAGAACCGAAGCCCCTGAATGATTTGCCCCCTGTCAACGGAGACGAAACATGGCCAAGGGCTCCGTTTTTGAACGAACCATCTGCTCCGAACTCAGCTGGTGGTGGTCCGAAGGCAAAACGGATTCTGTCTTCTGGCGTACCGGCGGTAGTGGTGCTCGTGCTACCGTTCGCAGCCGCAAGCAGAAGCAAACGGCCAATCAATTTGGCGACGTTGGTCTGACTGACATCAGCGGCGCCCCGTTGCTACGTCTGCTGGTATTCAGTCTCAAACGCGGCTACAGCCGATCTACGTCGCATGACATACTGGATCGGTTGAGACATCAGCGACAGCCGGAATGGGGCCAATGGTTCAATGAAATCGCCGCGACCGCGACAGCCGCCAGAATACCCTACTGGGCAGTAATTGCACGACGGGATCAACGCGAGGCCGTTGTCTTCTTCCCATCAACGTTGATGGTAATACTGCGGAAGGTTGGGGCGTTCGCCGAATACCCGCGGCCCTCATTGGTGCTGGAGGCCGAGTGCGGCGGGACGGTGTTTCGCGTGACTGGAATGCAGCTGGAAACATTCTTTTCCGGTGTCAAGCCGGAACATCTGCGGAAGGTATTACGGGGATTGAAGACATGAGCAAAGACGTAATCCGCAAATGCCTGCCGACACGCAGGCATAGTTGGCGTCAATGCTGTCGAATTGGCAGCCAGACTATTTACCTGACGGTCGGTGAATACGACGATGGCAGCCCCGGTGAAATTTTCATAGACATTGCCAAGGCTGGCACACTCTTACGTGGTACGTGCGATGCTTTGGCTCGTGTCATCTCTGTTGCCTTGCAATGTGGAACGCCTTTGCAGCATGTACTTACCGCTTTGCGAGGGCTGGACTATCCGCCACAAGGATCGGTCATGAACAGCAGCAATGTCAAAGAAGCTAAAAGTGTTGCTGATTGGATTGCGATGGAACTAACTGCGACCTACTTGAAGACTGAAGAGAAAGTAGCAGGGAAATATACCAAAGGAAGTGGCTATTAGTATGAACCAGATGCAAAAACGCCACGCGATTCTACCGAATTACCCACAATACACTGATATCGTTTCAGTGTGTCAGGGATTGCATTCATCCGTCATTGGCGCAAGCGAACCATATCCACTGACCGAACATGTACAAAAGGCGGCGTTCCTGCGTTGTTGTCTGGAAACATGGGAAGATCAAGGCGGGCTGTCTGCGATCTACGATCAGGCCATCCAGCGGTTGATTGAAGCCACGTTGGATGAAGTGCATCGCTATCTCAAACAATGCCCACAAGAAACGTCAAATGTTTGAGTGCCTCACCCTCTCCAATTTCCAGTGCTGGAAAAAACTGGTCATTGATTTTGCTGCGGGCGCTACCAGCATCCAAGGGCCGACGGATCGGGGCAAGACTACAATCCTACGCGCCCTACGTTTCCTCTGTTTGAACAAACCGCCGAAGGACGGACCGTTACGTTGGGGCGCCAAACACTGCCGCACCGAAGCCATCATCGACGGTCATAGCATCGTCCGTGAACAGGGCAGCAAGGGCAATCGCTATCTGCTGGACGGCCAGCCGCTCCAATTCGGTACAGGGGAAGCCCGCACCGTTCCCGCGGCCGTCGCCCAATTGCTGAACCTGTCAGAAGAATCCTTCGCCGGTCAGCATGCCCCGCATTATTGGGTGTTCCTGTCTGCCGGTGAGGTATCCCGCGAACTGAACGGCGTTGTTAACCTGGGATTGATCGACCAGACGCTGAGCGGTATTGCCAGTGAAGTACGTGCGGCGAGGGCCGAGGTAACGGTCGCGGAAAAGCGCCTGGCTGAAGCATTACAACATAAGTTTTCCTTATGCTGGGTTCCCGATGCTTTAGCTAAGTGGGGTAAGATAGTAAAGCTGTCCGAAGTAGCGCAGCAAAAGCGCCTAGAATCGCATGCAATCGCTTCCAGACTGCAAGACCGGGTAAACGCCCAAAGAACCTCTCAGAACGCGACCTACGCGATCCTGGCGTGTTCTAGCGTCGTATCCTCGTTGGGGAAGGCGCTGGATTTACGCAAACAGGTGGACCGGCTACGTTCGACGTTGGCGGAAACGGTAAAACTTCGTAATACCGCTCAGCGAATTATTGCCCCACATGAATTAGCTAGGTTGGGGGCAGCGGTAGAACGGGCGGATACGCTGAGACGAGAAATGAATGGGTTGCGAACAGCACTGACGCGAAGGCATGAGGCAGCGGAAACTGTAGTGCGTCTGCGGCAGGAAGCGGATAGGGCAAATGAGGAACTAGCAAGGGCGATGCAGGGGAAGTGCCCTGCATGTGGGAGAGGATAAATGACATGGCTACAGAATCAACTGAAATGTTCACCGATCCGCCGCGGTGTCCACCGCGGCGGATGACAGAACAGGAATTGTCGAACATCTGTAAATGGTTGGGACGGATACAACGAGCCTTGGTTACGGCGTTGAGCGTTTCGGACGGAGAAACGCCGATCCTCGATCCCGTAACGAAGGAAGCCATTCTGAACGTCGAAGCGTTGATACGGCATTTGCATGCGATAAAGTTCGAGACGCCAATGGTTACGCTGTCTACCGAAGAATGCAAAGCGATCCACGAGCTGATTGACCAGCTCTCCGGCGGTAATCCCGAGAGCGTTTTCACCTGGGAAGATGATTCGCTGCACGATCCGATCTGCGCCGCCTGCGTAAAAATCTATCGTGAAGCGGGGGAGCCCACTCCGTTCGATGGTATGCGTGATCGGTGAATATGAACAATCCTTTCGACCGCCGACCTCAGCAACCGCCGAAGGATCAGCCACCTACAGTGCTAGCGATCCTCTGTTCCGATTTGCATTTTAGCCATCGCCCGCCCATTGCTCGATCCTATGAGAACTGGTACACAGCACAGGATCGACAATTGGAGCAACTTTTTACGCTGGTCAGTGAGCACCGCTGCTCGTTGGTTGTTGCCGGGGATATTCTTCATCGGTGGAATGAGCCTGCGCAGCTTGTCAACTTTTTGCTGAAGCGGATGCCCAATTGCTGCGGCATCAACGGCCAGCACGACACCCCTAACCATGCTCAAGAAGATTTGCACCGCAGTGCGTTTTGGACGTTAGTTGAGGCAGGCAAAGTGACATATCTACAGCCGGACAAGCCCCTGACATTAAACAAACTAATCCTGCATGGTTTCCCGTGGGGCCATCCGGTGACGCCCTGGACTGGCGGTAGCGTCGATCCATTCGGCTTTCGGCTGGCGGTCTGTCATGAGATGGTCTGGACATCCAAGACCGGCTATCCGGGGGCGCCAGAACGGGGCCGGTTGGCTGAATTCCGCAAGCGTCTGAAAGGCTATGATGCCTGCGTTGTCGGTGACAATCACTGCGGCCTGTTGTCCAGTGGCGAAGGGAAGACGCCGGTGTTCGTGCCAGGCTGTTTCCAGCGTCGGACCAGCGCTGAACGGGACAGCAAGCCATGCGTCGGATTGCTGTACAGCGACGGGCGCATTGAGCGGCACTACCTGGACGTGAGCAAGGATCAATTCATCGAACCAGACCGCATGCAGGCCCTGACGGCTGCGGGCATGGAAGATTTCCTTGAGGAGTTGGGCAATCTGTCTGACGTAGCGGTAGACTTTGGTGAAGCGTTGCGACGGGCATTGGACGGGGCGCCGGCTGAAGTACGGCGAACGGTGCTAGGGATACTGGACAGAGGAGATGGAAAATGACACCAGTCAATGCAACTATGACAGATGCAGCTGGAAATCTGCTGTTTGCATTTGTGGCGGAACATGAGATTCAATGGTTGTGAATGGGGGACGTGCTCGGGCGTGGTCTGCGCCACCCGAAACTGGAAAGCGGCTTCACCGTACATCGAGATGAGGATTGGTTGGAGTACACATAATGACCGAATTACAACAGAGGCTTTCGGCTGCGGACAACGCCATGTTGGAAGCACTGGAATACGCGGATATCCTCCCTACCAAATGCCCGAAGTGCAGCAAGACTAATACCCCCTGCGGTTCAGGATGGAACCGCAATTACCGCATCCATTACCTCAATTACGAATGCACTTGCGGAACAGAGTACAACATCACGGCGGAAGAACGCGAACACCGAGTCAATTGCCGGATGACATGATGGGTTCTCGCAGCAAGGGCGGTTACAAACTGCCCGAAAACGATCCACGTAACAGTACGGACATATGCAAGCCGTCGTTCTCGCAACCGCCAAAGATGTTGATTGTTCGGCCCAAGGGCAGTAAGCCAAAGAAACGACGACGCAAACAGTGGAAGAAAGGACGGGGCAGATGAAATACCTCGATGACGTGCGACAGTGGGACACTTATTTACACCCGCCGGCCGGCAGTGAGATCGGTCGCACTGCTGAACTAACAATCGAACATTTGCGACGCAATCGCGACAGTCGCATAATTGGCCTCGTATTCAATGATGTGGTCATTCGCATTGGCACTGACGACACTGTCAATACCGTCTGCCAGCGGTATGCAAAGGAATGTCAGCCGAGGAAATGATGACCAAGCCGAACGACGCCATTACCCTGGAAGAATTCCAGCGTATCAAGAAAACGGCGGAACGTCTCCAACGTGAAGCTGATCAGGCGGCTGGACGTCTGGCCCAGATTGATGCTGAGCATGAGAAGCAATACGGGACGGCGGATGAGCACAAACTGGAAGCCCGCCTGAAGAAGCTGGAACGAGAGGCGGAACAGGCGGAAACAGAAGCGGCGGAATTGCTGGCGCAGTTCAACCAAGAATATGGCGATAGGCTGGAGGAAGTATGAACTTGCAAAGCGGTGCGTTCGCCGATGCTGCATTGGCCATCATGTTCGTCAGCTGGGTCATGGAAGGTTTGAAAATTCGCGGCTGTGTCGAAGGCGGAACATACCCTACTGACGCTGGACGCGGCGAATACGCGAAACAGTTGCGCGAGTTGGCCAAACAGACTGGCGAAAATGAATTCGCCTTGGCACTGTACCACGTTTCCAGCAATTGTTTCGATGAACATGCAAGCAAAGAAGATTGTGCGCAGATGGCAAAATTGGCACGCAAATTCGGTCTGATCGCTGATTTGGATTGAACGATGACCAAACAAGAAGCCATGATTACCTTGATTGGTCATGCCGCCATGAACATTGCCGGCGTTGGTCAGGGTATCCGCCAGCAGGTCAACGAAGAGGAGAAAGACAAGGTCAAGCAGGCCATATTCAAACTGTGGCCGCATAAATGGCCAATGGGCCGTGGCGACTGGTACAACATGGGATTGACGCCACCGCAGTGGTGGACTGAACCGCAAGGCGACGAATGACTGCTACCGATACCAAAGACCTGAACGCCTTCAAAGACGCGATACTCGAACGCCCAGACGTCGCTGCGCCAAAGTTGATGCTGGCGGATTGGCTGGAAGAACGCGGCGAAGACCGGGCTGCGAGATATCTGCGGGAATGGGAACAGAAAGGGTGGCGTCCCCGGACCTTTACCGGCTGGCACGATCATACTTACGTGGTATCACGCGATATCCTGCAAGGGCCGGAAGACCTGCCTACTGTTTTGTTCCAAAGAATTGACGAAGATGAAATGACACTCGGAGGGCAAGGTATGGGGTATAAACCATGCTCATGGGAGACGCCCCCCATCGAATGTCTGCTGGACGCGATCCTCAGTTTCTGCGGGGAGGGCTAGGCGATGGGCATGAGACAGGTCTATCCGTTCTTGTGGACATGCGACAATTGCCGACTGGAACTTATCGCGTATGCACACTGCGCATCAGGACGTCAAGCGTCACCGAAGGGCTGGACCAGCATATTCACCAAAAAGGTCTTCGGTGTGGTTGACTATGAAGTGCAGAATGATTGGTGTCCCGCCTGTTCAGCAAAGCGGGCAACAGCCGAAAAGGATATACTAAAGGGAGCATCCGGGCAGACGGAGTAGCTACCGTCGCGGCCCGCCGTTCATCGGGTTTGCTTTCCCCCTATCTGTTTCTACCGATGCCGTGCGGGCCACCCGGAACCTTTACCAGAAATGAGGATAGGGGGCTGTCATGGCCAAGGCGACAAAGGCGTCGCGTAAAACGAGTGCAGCAGCGTGGGCGCAGGCTCAGGAACGTCGGCCGAAGGTCCGCAGCAAATCCGGCAAACTACCGCTCGACGCCGTTTACAATAAGTTACCAACACTGATGATTCGGCAGGGCGTCAAGCGCACCACCGAAAATAACCGCCGCGCCGACGTCCTGTTCGATCAACTCATGCAGTCGCCGTTGTTCAAGAAGTACAAGGTACACGAAAAACGAACGTACTGGCATGATTACTTCGGTGAGTTGGTAGAAGCGGCCCGGATCGGGGCTTGCGTGCTGACACCTCGTGACCCCAAACGCCCCGACTGTTCCAAAGCGAAATTGAACGTACAGGACTGCGCCGATGACGTCGGGCTGATTGACCTGTACCGCAGCCCGAAAGGATCGCCGAAGATGTCGCGAGCCATACCAGCAGAGCCGGTCAAGGAACAGGCCCACAAAGACCCGTGGGATTACGAACCGGAAACCCCGATGAAAAGCTACGTCATTCTGCGCAAGCGTGGCGACATCAGGGAAGAACTGCCATTTGACCCCACTGATCCCATTGCGGCGGATACTCACGCCAAACTGGTCCACATCAACAAGGTCAATCGGCTGTACCGCATTTACTATGAACGATGGGATACCGTGCAGGATTGCGACGACGGCGCCTACCGGCTGCGACCAATCCACTACGCGATATTCACTGACAATTTCCAGCAGCATGGCAGGCTGTACACGGGTCGATACGGGCATCAATCGTTGGGGCGACGCGAACGGAAATCCATTGAGTTCAACGGAACTACATCGGTCGAGATGGACTACAGCGGTATGCACCCGCGCATGGTGTATCATCTGGAAAAGATTGACTACAAAGAAGACCCCTATCGGCTGTGGGGCGATGACACGACGCCGGACATGCGTTTGCTGGCAAAGGTGATGGTGAACGCTTTACTCAACGCGGATTCAGATACCGCCGCAATTAGCGCATGCAATCGCAAGTTGCTGCCGCGGACAAAGGGCGGCGAATGGAAACGGGGCAAAGCACTGGCAGAATCGAACAACTTACGGGACGCTCTCAGCCGCACCAATCTGACGTTCAAAAAGATCGTTCCGGTTGTACGTGCCTACCATCGTCGGATCGACCACTATTTTGGTCAGGACATGGGCGTCAAGCTCATGCGGGTAGATTCGACAATCGCTATCAACCTGCTGTACCATTTCACCTGCCAGAGCATTCCCTGTCTGGGCTGTCATGACAGCTTTTTGGTTCCGAAGTACGCGCGGAACGAACTGTTTCGCGTGATGCACCAGCTGTACTTCGATGCGTTGGGTATCTACCCCATTGTAAAGGCCCCCAAACGCTACAGCGGGGCTGTAGATGGCTAATACCCCCCTTATTAACGCTAGCGCAGCGGCAAACGGGCCGAGGACCGGCCAGCATGGGCAAGCGGCGGAAGCGGAACGGGCGGGGCAACTAACTACCCCCTTTTTGCAAACCGATGAAATCCAGTCCCGCCTAACCCGTCTGCAAGCCGATTACGCTCATGCCATTCGCACCGTTCGCAGCGAACGTAAAGCCCTGGCAGCAGCAACCCAACGAGAACAAACTGCTCTGCAAGCGCAACAGCTCATTCAGGCCGTCGCAGAAGCGATCCAGCAGAAAGCCCATTCCCGCATTGCAGGCATCGTCTCGCGCTGTCTGAAAGCGGTATTCGGCCCCGATGCTTACAGCTTCGAGGTAGGCTTCAGACAGGCCAGAGGCAAGACAGAAGCGCAGTTACGGTTCCTGCGAGATGGTAGGAAGGTAGACCCCAGTAACGTCGGTGGTGGCGTTCTTGACGTTACCGCCTTCGCCTTGCGGTTGCTGTCATTGATGCTATCACGACCAAGGAAGCGCCGAATACTCTTTCTCGATGAACCTTTTCGTCATCTGAGCCGCGAACACCGCCCGGCAGCACGGCAGTTGCTGGAATCGTTGGCAGACGAGATGGCAACGCAGATCGTGCTAATTACGCACAGCAAACAGATCGCGTGCGGGAAGGTAATTCATTTGTGAGGTGACCATGATTGTGCAATTGAACCTGCCAGCATTGGAAAGATTGATTGGCGGCGACACACAGATCGAGGTGGAATTGCGACATCAGATCGTCGAGGAGTTTGCTCGCAAGCGGCTGAAGGCCCTCTGCCAAGACCCGGTGCTGGCCAAGATGGCGCAAAGCATTCAAAATGAAATCGAAGCCTACGTCGGTAAGGAGGTCTGGGACCAGCGCACCGGAAAGTTCAAGGTGCAGATTCAGGACACTGTGTTTGAGTTGATCCAGAAAGCTACTGAAGATGCGATCAAGAGGATTGCGTCCGAATGCTGGGACGACATGGTCAGGACGTATGAACAGGCGGCAGACAGCCGCATTACACGTTACGAATTGAAGTTGTTGGGCGAAGCAAACGCACGCATTCAAAAAGCGCTGGCGAGGATCGACGAGGGACTAGATAAGCGACTGGACGAAGCGTTCGAGAAGAGGGTGTCCGCCGAAGTGCAACGTCGTCTGACCGTCGCCAAGGAACTGCACAATGAATGATGAAAAACACCTCTACCAGACTGTCACGCTGGTACTGGCGGACGGTCGCAAGGTCGTTTACAGCGGTCCGGCGAACATAGACCCATCCTATCCGCCGAAGGTAGTAGAGATACTGATTAGCCGGCCGCGACCGCTGCCGGATGGAATGACATGGGGCCTAATACCGAAGCAAGAGAATGCAAGATGACACACACTCACATGCAGTCGCACAACGGCCTGTCCATTGGCGATGAAGTCATTCACATCAAAGAAGACGGTTTCAATGCTGGCCAACGGCAAAACAAGCAGATCGCCAAGATTATTCTCACTGAATTCACCTCAGAAGAATCTCGACGTCTGCGAGTGCCAACAATGGAACGTCATGTCGTTTTCACCGATGGCAGCATTGCTGGACACTATGACAAAGTTATAAAGAGATAGCATCGTGATCTGCTCAATCTGCAAACAAGAATTCCGCCCCAAAGGCTATCTGAACCGCCTGAACAAACAAGGACACAAGATCGGCTATATCGTATTCGGCTGCGCGTGCGATACGCCAGTCTGGTCCTGCTGGACACGGGCAGAGTATAAACTGGAAACGGGTAAAGACGTGCGGAACATCTACCGTTTCAAATCGAAGAAGGGGCAGTCATGAGACAGACCAAAGCCACGATTCATCAGTTGGCAGCGAACATCGTCAACAAGGTACTGGCAGATATGCAAATGGATTTCCCGCCACTGGCCAAAGCAGTGCTCACCGCAACCAAAAAGTACAAAGAGGAGTGGGATAATTGGCTACGGGAAATGGCCAACGAAGTCGAGCAGGTGCTGCTGAACAACTTCGACAGCCAGGATTAAACAACATGAAGCACGTACTCAAAACCTCAAAAGACTGTGACAAGGAAGACTGCCCCGGCTGCAACATTTGCGAGGGCGGCCTGGTGTTGTGCAAGGTCTGTGGTGGCGCGGAAGGTTCGCTGCCCACTGACTGTCCCGGCGTGAAGATGACCACTGAACAGGATGAAGCCGTCTACGTTGGCATTCTGAACTACGCGAAAGGTTACTGGTGGGAAAAGCTGCGGTCCGGTTGGGCACTGCGCTGGACTACGCACGTACCGACATCACCGGGCTGGTACTGGTGGCGAGAAAGTCTCGCATTCGTCGCCCTGTTGGTCCGCGTTACGGAATGCGGATTTCACTACCGGGCCGGGGACGACAAACGTCACGACAGCGCCTCATTCGGTGGACAATGGTATGGACCGTTGCAGGAACCGGGTGGGGACGCCGTTGAAGGTTATGGAGAGTGACATGAAAAAGTGCAACGAGCTGGCGAATCCAACAAGCTGTTTGAATCGTGCTGCTGACACGGAATGGCTGTTCGTGCTGCTGGGACGCGACTGGACATCGCCCAGCACCGTGCGACATTGGATCGAGCAACGTATCCAGGGCGGCAAGAACAAGCGTGAAGACAAGCAGATCACTGAGGCAGAGCAGTGGATCATGACGGTCGGGGAAGACATCTTGCGGGTGCTGAATCCCCGCCGCATTACGTTGGCTGAACGTTGCGTTGCAGGGAACCAAAGCGTCGCCGAAACCGAAGAATTCCAGCAGCTTCAGTACGCCGTCTACAGCATCCTGTCTGCGATGTATCCCAGGATCAATCAGGTCGATCAGTTGGCCGCAGTTGAAAAACGTCTCAACGGAAGATGAAACGCAAACGCCCTTATCGTCAAACAAAGGAAACTGCCAATGGCTGAAAACGCGCTGACGATTGAGCAACAGGCGACGAACTACGCAACCATGCGACACATTGAACGTGTCCGCAATTTGTTGAATCTTTTCGTTCAGGCGCTGCTGTCACGCAGTGAATTGCATGACCAGAGCAAGTTGTCCAGTCCTGAAGTCGAGGCTTTCACTGAATTCACCCCGAAGTTGGCGACCTCTACCTACGGCAGTGCTGAATACGAAGGGTTCCGCAAAGCGTTGGGACCGGCGCTTGCCCATCACTACGCGCGAAATCGTCACCATCCTGAACACCACCGTGAAGGCGTTAGCGACATGAACCTTGTTGATTTGGTGGAAATGTTCTGCGATTGGAAGGCGGCCGGCGAGAGGCACAACGACGGGAACATTTTGAAAAGCATCCGCCACAATGCAGATCGCTTCAGTCTGTCACCGCAATTGGTACGGATACTGGAAAACACCGCTGCGATGCTGGACGAATGAAACGCAAACGCCCCATCGCTGAACAATTGAAAGTGGTCCTTGGCGGTGATTGGAAGGCTGTTCGCGACGGGTTCTGCTGGTACTACGTCAGCACCGATGGCAGAACCGTTCGCCGCTATGCTGAACCGATACTGGAATGGGACGGCTACAGCGATACTAACTTCGCCATCGTCTACTACGACGATCAGGGCAATCGCGTTCCGATTGGTTGGGGAGGCCTGAAACCATGCCGAACAAATTCTCAGATCAGGGCATCCCTATCCTGACCATGCAAGAAAAGCTCAAGGCACTGGCGCACTGCCTCGAACACGGGTACTATGAGGATGCGGCCGGTCATCTGTGCGATCTGCTGGAATACTGCCGTCAGCGTATTCAGCCCAGCAGCGGCGCAATGTTCAGCGATCTGGAGAAAACGGTTCGGCATTACGGTGAACGAACGGCCCCCATCGACGAAACATCATGAAACTCAAGATCATCAGCGGTGGACAGACAGGAGCCGATCAGGCTGGTTTGCGTGCTGCCGTTGCCTGCGGACTGAAGACAGGCGGTTGGGCGCCGAAGGGCTGGATAACCGAAGATGGGCCAGCATCGGAACTGCTGAAACGGTACAATCTGGTCGAATGCCCTTACAGCGGCTACCCATCCCGCACGCAATCAAACGTTGAGGACGCCGATCTGGTGCTCTGGATTGGTGATTGTCAGTCGCCCGGCGGTAAACTGACGCTGCAATTAGCGCAGGATTTTCGCCGCGATGTGTATTGTGCCTTGCCGGGCGTTACTGATCCAGCGGAAATAGTACGCTGGTTTCAGAAAGTAACGACGGGGAAGAAGGGGCGTGTCACTCTGATGGTAGCGGGCAATCGCGAATCAAAGGCTATTGGCATCGGTGAAACAGCTGAGAAGCTGTGCTGGGATGTATTCAAACTGCTGAAGAAAGCCGGCGCTGTAAAGTGAGTCTGAGCACGGGGTATACTGATCGGTAAGGCTGAACCATCAAGTTGAAGGAGACGGACATGGGCAAGCTCAACCAAGTCATCGCAGTCGTAGCATCAAAGAAAGCCAAGGCGGCTGCAACGATCACTGAAGCGTACCACAAGATCCAGAAGACGGCGCTGTTCGACGGCATCAGTCGGACTTATCAGCCCAAGGACGAAGACGGCGAAAAGCTGCCGCCAGAAGCCAAGGCCATTCAGGTCAAGGTCAGCGATCTGGTCGCCGAAGTACGTGTCGCCATGACGGAGATGTTCGATGTGATTGCGACGCAGGACTATGCCAATTGCGTCGCCAGAGCGGATATTGTGGTTGATGGAGCCATCGTGCTGCCAAACGTCCCCGTCACGCATCTGCTGTTTCTTGAGAAGCAGCTCAAGGACATCGAAACGTTCATCAGCAAATTGCCGGTGCTGGATTCGGCGGAGACGTGGAGCTACAACGAAGCTGCGGACCATTACGCGACCGCCCCCACAGAAACGACGCGCACCAAAAAGGTGCCCAAGGCGTTCGTCAAGTACGAAGCCACCAAGGAACACCCGGCACAGGTCGAGACGTTCCATGAAGACGTGCTGGCCGGCTACTGGAAGACGATCAAATTTTCCGGTGCCGTGCCTGCCAAGCAAAAGAACGAACTGCTGTCCCGTGCCCGTATTCTGCATGAAGCGATTGTCAAGGCGCGGGAAGGGGCTAACGGTATCGAGGCCCCGCCTGTTAGCATCGGAAAGGCGGTGTTCGAGCATATCTTTGATTGAGCGAAGTGCAGCCTTAGTGTCAGACTCAGACTGATGGCCTGTCCCGCTCCAGTGCAGGTTCGACCCCTGCCCCCCGCATTCCTGAATTGGCGGGGGTAGTCCAACCGGAAGAGACAGCGGCTGGGCACGTAAGAATGAGGCTATCACTTCAGGCTGAAAACCGAGGTCTGTTGGCCTAATCGAACGCCAGAGGAGAACTACCCGGAAGATGATGGTTCAATTCCATCCCCCTTCTCTCCGCCCAACCAATCGAAGGGGTAGCTCAATAGCAGAGCGTCTGGAATGATAACTGAACTTCTGGCTTAAACGGAAACCGTAGGCCATCGGCAAGAATCCCAGGCCTCAAATATGTCCCCGGCGGGACGGATAATGCCCGCCGGGGATTTTTCGTTGGGTAAGATAGGTAATCTAGCAAAGCGAAAAGTGCGATATGCCCGTAATCGTTACAGGATTGCGCAGGTCGCGTTCAGGCGGTTTCATGCTACCTTGCGTCGTTTTCAGTATCTCACGCGGTTGTACGCGATCCTGGCGTATCTGACGGGGTATCCCTACCCCTTCTTGATCTGACGATAGCTGTAGCCCTTCTTTTTGACAAGACGATCCAGAGCAGAGCCAACTGAGGGGGCGTTGAAGAGACTGCGGGCGGTATTGCGCGGCACATTGTAATACTCGTACACCGAACCACCCCGTCGCTTGTCTTTGGTCAGAAATTCAACCATGAGTTTGTGTTCGCTGGTGTCATAGTACAACCCTGACACATTGCTACTTTTCACCAACACCCATTTCTTCGCATCCAGCCAGTCCGTTGCACCGATCTGATGGCGATGGTCAACGCGATTGCCAGGGGCAGTAGTCGCTTCTGCGCGACCCCGTGGCTTCTCTTTCCCTTCGCTGATAGTGACTATGCGTGCCACAGTTCACCTCCGCTAGTAGGCAATCCTGAAACCGTCAGCAAGATCGGACTGATACCCGCTGTCCAGACGGCTGATCTGGTATGCGTAGTTCCCCTGATCCAGCCCGCTCACTTCCGCCGGATGAAACGTGATCGACAGGATGCCCTGCCCTGAATTGACAATGTTCATGCCCGAAACGTTGTAGTAGCCGGACGCCATGCTCTTCGTTACCTGCGCCGTCCCGCCGAACGCCTTGGACAGGATGAACTGAAGGGACCACCCACCAATGGCATTGGGCGGTGCCAGCTGAAGCGTTACCACGCCATCAGAGGACAAATCAAGTCTGAAGTCACTCGTTACTGGCATGGCTGGACCTCTTTCGCTAAATACCGTCGTCCTGTTAGCGTATTACAGGTGCGGGGCGTTCCCGCTGTTATTCTAACGGGAGACGGTCATGAATACGCGGACAAAAACGGGGCTGACAGTGCTGTTGTCGTTTGCTGCTGGAGCCTTTGCCAGCTATCTCCTGCCGAATGTTGCAGGGCACAGCAGCGGAAGTACGCCGCGGTGCGTTTGTTCGGCGGCGCGATTGGCCAGCGAATCGGGATTGCAGGTTCGCGTCATCACCGGCCGAGGTGCTGAATTTCCGTTTGAAGGCTACCTGATCGACCCCGAACGAGCCAACACCGAAAACATCGGCAAGCTGTCGCGCAATCCTGATCGGATGGCGGAATGGGACGGGATCATTCACGTCAGCCCCCTGCCCCCCGTCGATGATGCAGAACTGAACGAACCCGTAAACCGGCAGCGGGTCTGCCAGATTGGCGATATGTGGTTCTTCGGTGATCCGCAGATGATCGCCAAGATCAAACATTAGGCCAGCGTCCAATTGGGCAATCTTCACTTTTCCAACGGGCCTTCGCCAGCACATTGCCAGCGATGACGCAGCCGCATTTGCGGCAGTGGGTATTGCTCGGTTCATACTCAGGGCAATCGGTACAGATCGCTAGCCGTTGTTGATACTGCTCTTCGCTCACATTTTTCAAGCCGTCCGCAACGTGGCGGACGGCCGCCTTGAAGAACGTACCTGCTTTCTGCAATAACGTCGGTTCCGTTCCACCCCACAGCCTGTGATAGCGCAGATCGTTATGGTATAGCCAACATGGCCGGCAGTCGTCGCGATCACAAGTGCAAGGCCGGTCCATGTTATTCCGTCACAACGATGGTGAACGAGTCACCGAATGGGCAAGTACCAATGTCGCAGGATACTGGCATCGAGAACGACCACGAGAACGGACTGCATGAACTTGCTATGTTCGTCGTCGTGTTCGTTCCGCAGGAACTGACAATGGCGAACGCCCAGCTGGGGGCACTGTAGCACCAGAACTGATAAGTAACCGCCTCACCGCACAGATTCCCCGAACCTTCCCATTTATCAGTCACTGCGTTGTACGTCAGCGTGACAGCGACCGCGTTGGCGCAGCTGCATGCTCCCGTTCCCAGCGAGAACGTCGCAAACAACGTTTGCGGGGTAGGCTGCCCCGGACAGCAGGCAGTCGTGACAGGTGTTCCCGGCGGGCAATTATCGTTCTGGCACAATTCCGCAGTTGCATACGGTCCGGATTTGAGAACACCCAACAACGTCGCCTGAGCGACTGCTTCAGCCTCAGTGCCCGTATAACACTGCGCCGGCGATGTACGCAGGCACCAGATACGTTTAACGTCATCGCAAGGCGGTGCAGTGAACGTGAACGTTACCGAGGCCCCAGCACAATCGGTGATCGTCCGCGTGAAGATGACAGAGAACGGGGCGCAGACAGCACTGGTCAGTACCGAAGCGTCCAGCCGATAGACGGTATTGTCGATGTTGACCAAACTGTCCCACGTGTAACCGCCGCCAGTGACGCTGACGCAGTTCAGGCGGACCACGTATGCTTTGCTGCCCAGCGTTCCCGTTCCATACCAGAATCCCAGCGTCGGGAAGTAGACCAACGTCAACGTCCCGTTCCCGCCAGCGCAATTTGTCACCACCAGATTGATGGTACGCGGCGCCCCATCCTTGCAGCATGGGGAGACGATCAGGCAGGCACTGGTAGTAGTGCCGCAAACCAACGTCGCCAGATCGGTAACGCCGCCGGTAACGTTGCCACCAACACGTGCTGCTTCTGTCGTTGCTTCCGCCTTCGTGCCGTAGAACGGATACGGTACGGGGATGTTGTAGATGCACCACCACAACAGATTGGGACAGTCCCCAGACGCTTCCGCACCGGACGCCGTTGGCCCCAGACGATAGGCCCAGAAGTTGCTCCATTGCGATGTGGAATTGGCCGGATCGGCAGCCATGACCAACGCGGCGCCACTGCCAGTAATCTTGACACGTGCCCGCACGAAATCATCTTGCGCGAAATTCCACGGTCCGCTATTGACCTTCAACGTGACGTAGGCGCTGGCACCGATGGCCGCTTCCAAACGGTCATAGTCGAGGATCGTGTTGCCGCCGTTCAGTTGTAGTTCCAGTTCCACCAACGTTGCGCCGCCCGTGGGCACCTGCACCGTGACCGTACCGCCAGCAGCATGAACACCGGCTGCCGGAAAAGTGAAGGTATCCGCCAGTGCCGCCGTCGAATGATAGCTCGCTGTATCATTATCGTCGCGCTCAAAAAGTACGGTAGCGGCCGTCCCTGCCGTAACATCCTGATTGACGCACTTGTACGAACGGACACCGCTGTAGACGTTGTCGGTAGCACTGATCTGAAGTTTTTCGTTGGCGCCCGGATTCAGGACTGCGAGCGTGATACCTGTCCCCGCGGCGGTCTTGTTGCTCAGCTTTCCTGCGGTGGTATCGGCTGCCGTAACCTTGATGTTTTCGTCGGTGCTGGTAATCAGCATAGTGCCAACGCCGAACGTGACGGATGTGGCCCCCTGTCCTTTCGCTGTCTTGTATTCCCAGCCCTGTACGGGACCGGGCAGCATCCCTACCAGATCATTCCCCTGTCCGAAGCCCGTCAAGCCGCCAACGCCCAATGAACGATCCTGCGACAAATCCTTGGTTCCGCCAAAGACACCGTCGATGCTCATTGGGCTGTACGTCGTCAACGAACGGGTCAATGGCACCGCGGAAACGTTGATGATGGTATTGTTGACGATGTTCGTGATGGTAGACGGGAACGATGGATCGCCAACAGGATCATTGACAAGGTAGACGGGCAGCGCAGGGGCCGAACTGAAACCAATTAGCTGCCCGTCGTATTCACGGCTGATTGTCAGCGTCCCGGTGTTGCGTTCAACGAGCCAGATTGCTTCGCCCAGCGTTCCATTGTTGTTCTCGTCATAGCGGATAACTCTACCGGGAAAAACACTCAGTGATCCTACAGTCTGCGCAGTAGCGGACGTCGCCATCACTGTTTGCGTTTGTGGAACGATGGTAACGCCCTGAATACCTCCTGCCTTGAAATCAGAAGGGAACGCAAACATCCCCTGCTCGAACGTAACAAGGTTGACGCCATACGTCGTATCGGGAACGGACCATGTCAGCGTTCCGCTCGCATGTGCAGCCGCTGTCGTACCATCAGCACCGCGTTGCACCGCAGTCAATGTCGATGAGCCGGCCGTTCCCTCAAACAGGATGATCTCGTTACCAACCTGTCCTTTCCAGCGGTTGCGTGTGGGCAAATGATTGACGTCGGCCACCGTGAAAGACAATGCCGTGGCATCCACTCCGGCAGTCAACGTGGTTGATACAACGGCGGCGGCACTATCACGAATCGTCTGGGCAACGGAATAACCACCGACGCCCTTGACCGCACCTGAACTGTGCTGGAGATGCTGCGGCGGGTCATTCCAGCCGGCCCGGACAACGCGAGTAAAGCCGCCTTGCCGTTTGTCGGAATAGGTCCAGATAATGTCATGAAAACCTTCCGGTTCCCAGGCGAACGTACCGGGATAGGTTTCATCCAGCCCCTGCGCCATCTTCCAGTCGTAGTAGTCCGTAGCAACTTGTTCTGCCAGGGATTGCAGCATACTCAGATTTGTCGGACTGCCGGTAGCAGCCGTTTCCGTCGCATAGGTTGCCTTGGCCGTGTCATGAATGACATGCTGCCCAATAGCAACGCCGGACAGCCCATTAATCAACGTACTGAGCGAGCCGATGCTGACGGTAATTTTGTGAACGTCTGCCAATCCGCCTTCATACTGCGCGGATGGCCGCGGGCTGGCATAGCGCGGATTCAGAAAGTGCGGAATGGGATCAGCCGTGACGTACTTGGGGAACGCAACGACAACGTTGGCCGGGATCACCGCATTGCGAGCAGGACGCAAATCGCCCGACAACATCTTGGTAGAGTTGTCGAAGAAACTGCCACCTGCTGCACGAACAACGGAAGACGCCAGCCCGCGATTGCTGTTAACCAGCCCCGAAGAAACCGTTGCTGTTTCCAGCGTGTAAGTGCCGTTGAGTTTGCGTACCACTACGCGGCCGATGTTCGCGGCGATGGCATCCAGTAACTGCGCAGCATCCCCAGCAAATGACCATAGCTGCGAATCGGCTTCTGGCGTCAGGTAAGCGGCTGCGACCGTTCCCGAGATGGTGATGGGCGCGTTCAACGCCGTCGCAATCGTACTGACCAGACTGGCCCACGTCGTCGTAGCGGTGATGTTCAGCGTGACTGGGGTATCCTGCCACCAGTACCGTTCGTCGACCAACGTCACCACAAACAGACCGTCTGCTGGTTCGTCTCCACCATGTTCCGCCAATGGGCGCGGCGGGAGCATGTACATACTCGACGACAACGTGTAATCCGCTTCAGTCAGTCCCTCACCCAGTTCAGGAGGGAATACCTTCATGGTGAATGCCGACGGCGAATTACCGCTGGTCGCCGATAGCATCTCCTGTACTTCGGACGACGTTGCCAGCCCACGAAAGACAGACCATCTCCTGGCGCCGGGCGGGTAGTACCACTCACCATAGTAAGGACAGGTAGACGGCGGATCAGCGCGACCGCTGTCAGGCAGGCAATTCGCTTCTGGAGTTGGATCAACACCGGGGTAAACGTAATCGCGTGCGTAAGACGTCGGCGCAACCCGTTCCAGTTCTTCTAGCGGATCGCCGTCGGTGCGATACTTGCGTGTGTTTTTGTTGGGGGATTCCCGCCCAATGCGCTGCGCTTGATCGGCAACGAAAGGTACATTGGCGAACGTCAAGAGGTAGGTGGGCTCTGTTGCCATGTTACGACGTGATTAGCGTGTCCGGGATAGATGGTGTTGCTGATGATGGCAACAGCAATTCATTCGCCCGAGCGTCTGCGAACAACTGCCACCATAGCGTCTGGAAGGTACTCAACGATCCAGCAGCGCCGCGTGAATTGGTGATGACTGCTGTCGCATAATCTCCAGCTGCGAACGGCACAGAGCCACCGAATACCGCAACGTAGGGCTCACCGATGCCTACCTGCGTCATCAGTCCCAGCCCGCCACGATCCAGATAAACACTGCGACCATTGGTCAAGGCAACGCTCAAGCGCAAATTGAGATAGAGAGCAGACGGCATTACCAGCGGAGTGCGGAACGCCCCACTATAAGCGGCGTACTGCGTCGTCAAGGCTGTTAGATCAATCGTGAACGCATTGTTGTTTCCAGCTGCGTCTTTGACCACGGCACCGGAAGCGTCTACCAATTCAACTGTCAACTGCCCCGCACCAGCGACCACACCATCCCGCCGCAGCCAGATATTGAATCCGCCCTGCGTCAATGCATCAAAAGCACCAGCAGTTCCGACTGAAGAATCGTTGAACTTCTGTCGCAGCGTTGTCAGCGTCCCGGAGCCATCTCCCGTCAACTTCAAAGCACTGCCACTACCAAAGACTAGCCCCGTTTCCTGCGAGACATTCGTTCCCGCTGTCCCGAGGGTCAATTCCCAGTTCGATGGGACATTGCCAGAGAATGTATCGAATCCTGAATTGGTCAGCAGGTTGTTCGCTGAGTTGTTTTTTGTTCCATCAATGACCGTAACATTGGCCCGTGCGTTGGAGCCGAGCGGCCAGTTGAACGCGAACAGATCGCCCTGACTGCCCGTTCCGGTTGCGATGAACGGTTCCTGCCCGGCAGTCGCATTACCATCGTAGGAATCATCAGTGCAAGTAAACAGCAACGTTTCTGCAAAGGCATTTTCCAGCACTACGCCATCGGAGGGC